GAGGACGCTGAACGCTGCCGTCGATGACCTGACCAACGATACCAGCCCAATCGATCATCTCACGGAGCACCTGAATCTTCGTGCTCGACTTGCAGAGATAAAGGAGCGGGAGAGCGTCTTCCTTGTTGCGCGCTACGAATCCAGCAGCGCACACCGTCTTGCCGAGCGCCATCTCGTGTCCAACGAGGCAGACACCAGCGGCCTCCTCCATGAACTTGATGGTCTCAGCCTGAAACGGGAAGAGTTCCTTGCCCGTCCGGGACTTGAGATAGATGACATCGTTGTTCTCGATGCCCTTGACGATGACAGTGTGCCCACACTCGAACGTGGTCAGTCGACCGAAGGCAAGCTGCATCTCGAAGCTAACCTTGGCGACTTTGCCGCACTCCTCGCATTTCTTGTGAATCGTAGCCATTCTATGTCATTCTGCCTTTCTTGTGGAGGGGGTGGGCAAACGGCTGCCAGTAGTTATCATAGCACATCCGTTTGCCCGATGTCAAGTAGTTATGAGGTTTGGTCTGCTACCTCGCGATGGATGATGTCAAGCAGGAAGTCAGCGTCACCCATGTTCAGCGCAGGAATCTCGTGAACGTTGACCCGCACTTGCCGACGCTCGGCATCTCTGCTCGTGGCTACCTTGAGGTCCTGTAGCCTGTGGACGATTTCCATCAGTCGATGGCTTTCCTTTCTTGTCATGATTCTTCTCCCGTGAAGCACATCCTGATACCAATACTGGCCAGCTCGTGCTCCACCATACTCTTGTGGTCGTCTGTCGCCATGAGGTAGTTCTCCATTGGGTCTGGAGCAGCCCACCCACATCCTCGACAGGCCCGGATGTGATACCCGAGCCTATCTCCATTGTCAGTGGGCACGTTGGCGACAAACGCGATGTCGTGCCACTCGTGCTCATGGACCTCAGTCTTCACCGAAGCTTCCACCACGTGATTGGCCTCTGGACCCAAAACCAGAAGTAAGGCAAACCGAATCTATGTAGTTTGCCTCCACTTCTGGAGACTTGAGATTGCAAGCCTAGCCACATGCTGATGTATCGCATTACTCGAGGCCCATCTTGTTAATCTGCTCGTCAATCCACGAATCAGGAAAGCCCTGCGCGGACATGAGCGTCCTGAAAGCTGCCGCCTTGGTCTTGCGCGGTGCAGCTTTCTTCTTCTCACCTGGGACACCCGGTGCCGATGTCGCAGCCGTCCGACGCCGCTTGGTAGCGTCACGCTCGTTCAGGCGGCGATACTCTGCCTCCCGTTCGTCCTTCTTCATGTGCTCGATGCGCATGAACAGCGTGGTCTTGGATGCCTTCAAGAGCAGTTTCGCCCGCTGGAGCCGGCCTTCGAGCAGAGCGATGCGATTGTAGACCTGCTCAATCGGGGACTCGACGCTCAACATGACTTCCTCGTTGTAGAGGATGCGGTCGGCGTCATCCATCGTCATCAGCTCTTCGCGAGCTGCCTCATCAGGATGCACCACCTTGCCCTGCATCGGGTCGTTAGCGTGTTCGAGCAGAGCAGTCTCGCTGGCGTGGCATGTCTCGCAGAGCATCAACGGCTCCTTGGCATGGACATGCTTGAGAGCTTTGAGCGTCTCGACCAGCGTCCCGCAAGCCTCGCAAGCCTCAGTCTTCTTTGGCTTTGTCGGCTTCGGGGAAGCTTCTGAACTCGGAATCGCTGAGTCCAGGCTTTCTGACCCCGAATCGCTTGCCACAGCGGGAGCATCGGAGTTCTCTGACGTGCTCTTGTCCGTGGTGCTTGTCTCGTCGGGCGTTGCGCTCGATGAGGTAGCCTCCGCACTTGCTACAGGTGTCTGGCACTTTGCCTCCTCGGCATCAATCGCATCCGACATGATTTCAACCTCGGCATCAATAGCTTCGAGGCACGAGTCGCACATGGTTTCCTCGGAATCGAGGGGCAACTCGTCGTTACACACTTCGCAGAATCTCTGTGTCATCTCTCACATCTCCTATTTGTTCAGCGCCTGAACAATCTTGACCTTTTTGCACGTGCAGACCGGAAGGTATCTGCCGCACCGTGGACACTTCAGCATCTTGTCTCCTTTCCGACTCCCCTGAGACCCCATCTGGTTCTCAAGGGACGCACCGAGCCTAACGGCTATTTAACGTCGCTCGGTCGACGGCTTCCTGACTACTCGTCTTCCTCAATCTGCTCGTCGATGTCGGCCTGCGTGTAGCCTGTGAAGATGATGGGATTGTATTTCTTCACGGTGGCACTTTCGCAGATGTCGCACACCCGAGCAACCGGGATTCCTTTGCAGTCAAAAAGCCAACTTGATACATGCCCCGAACCACATGGGCATGGCCGAACATCGTAGCGGCCCATTACTCAATCTCCGTCTTGGAGCCGATGCGCTTCAGACGACCCTCGGCCTGTGCCTCGTTCGGAGGTGCCCACAGGCCCAGCGCCATATCCCTCTCGCGCTTCTTGACCCACTCCCTGAGGCCGGTTTCGATAACCTTGCTCATGGAGACTCCGAGGAGCTTGGCCTTGGCCTTGGCAGCGTTCCAGACGGCCTCGTCCTTGGCCTTGACGTAGATGCTTCGGTTACTCATCGCTGCCTCAGAAAGCCGAACTTGATGAGGTCTTCGGCGACGGCAACCGTGATGGTCCTCGCGTGGCCTTCGAGGAGGATGGCCGTCATCCCCTTCACGTAGACCGGGTGAGGACCGCGAACGTCGATGTATGCACTCTGTGTCATTATTTGCTCTCCGTGATATTGGCAATCTCTGAGGTTGGAATCCGAGTCCAGGTCTTGTCTGGCCCGAGGATAACTGCATTCGTCCCCGTGAACATGAGCGTGCGTCCACACTCGACCTTACTACCGTCCTTGAGGGTGATGGTCATCAGAGGCCACCCGTTCCCGTGGCGCTCTTGATGAGGTCCACAATCTGGCGGAGGCTCAGTTCGGGCTGCTCTTTCCGAATCTGAACCGCGCACCCGATTGCACCACGCTTGACATACGCGATACGGGCCAGCTGACTCAGGGGGAAGTCCTTCGGAACCCGCTTGCCCTGGGAGAGGATGACTCGTTTGCCATCCAGCCCCCTCACCCACACGCGCTTGACGATGCGGTTGTTCTTGATGATGCGTTCGTCTGTGAGGTGCTTCATCACTTGCCTCCTTTCGGTCGGAGGACTCGCAGCCGAGCGTCGTGCGCCCCACAGTCCAGAATCAGATGATTGAGGAACAGGATGGCCTGCTGGCGGTTGTGAAAGTCTCGGTTGACCTTCTGCTCGCCTGAGGTCCAGAGGATGCGGTATCGAGCGAACATCTACTTGCCTCCCTTCGAGCGCTTGTTGTCGTTGTAGAGCTTCACCGCGACCAGCGACTCGTGCAGCTGGGCGGCGATGCTGAGGAGGGCTGACTCACGATCGAATCCCACTCCCATGAGGAACTCGACGGTGCGGTTGACTGCCTCGGTCGAGGCCTGACGCTGTGGGGTGGTGCGGGGATACGACTTGCCCTTGGCGCGAGGGATTTCTACGACCCTCATCTTCTTGCCTACCTTCAACGATTCCTTCGTCTTTGCCATCGCTATCTCCTTTGCCTGCTTTCGTGGTTTGCGCCTCTGCAGGCCGCGGGCGCAAATACATTATACCCCAGCTAGTTTTAGATGTCAAGCGGTTCTGTGGCTTGATTGCATTTCGACATGGATTTGGCGGTGCATCTCTCGGGTAAGTGTCGGGCTAGTGTCGGGTAAGTCTCGGGTATGTGTCGGGTATCTGGATCGGCCCTAAGTTGTTGACCCGCAAGGACTTAGCCGATTACCCCCCTCCCCCCTCCCTTTCGAGGCCACCCTCGGCTTTCCAGATTTCATCGAAAATCCGGGCTGGATATGGGTATTTCGCTTTCCTTTCGCTTTTTTATATATAAATTGTATATAGATAAGAAAAAAATCACATCATGAAAAAGTGTGGCCTCCAGCCCACAAGTTCGATACGACCCGGACATCGGATACCCGACCATGAGGGTGGGGGAGAGGGGGGGTTGATCGCGTAACTCATTGATAATAAAGGACTTACCCCGTCAAAAAGATACCCGAGAGATACCCGAGACTAACCCGAGAAATACCCGAGACATACCCGAGACATGCACGAGAGATATCAGGTGTCGAGCGGCTGAACATTTTACAAAGCCGCCTGATCAATCTTCGGCAGGGACCGGGCTGGCGCACGAGGTCAGGGGGGAGAATTGATCACAGGGCCGCACAAAATGTTCAGAGCCTATTGTCGGCAAAGCTGGGAGTCAGGCGCGGCGTGTAGACTGAGAGTCGGGACCGATGTGGCGGCTGGTATTGTTCACGGGCTGAACATAAAGCTCTAAGCATTCATAATCGTCTAAGCATTCATAATAGACGTTTGGGCAAAAAAAGAGGCCATCCCAATTTCTCGGGATGGCCTCGGGCCAGGCGGGAGCCTAGCGGAGTCGGGGAGCGTTGCGCCACACCGGAGGCGGCACGTAGGCGGCAGCGCGCTGTGCGAGGACAAGCTCGCGAGCCTGCGCCTCGGTGAGGCCGGTCTTGGCAACGAGGACCGCGACGGTCGCGTCGATGGCCTTCTGTATGGTGGTCATCGCGCCACCACCTTTCGGACGTGACCCTCGGAGGCGATGGCCAGGCCAGCCGCAGCCTGTCGGGCCTTGTATGAGGCCTCGGCACGAGCGCCTGCGCGGTAGCGGGCCTCGGCGTGGTCCTGCAGGATTCGGATGGCCTCGACCTCGCCGTAGAGGTCAACCGCGTCCGCCCATCCAGCCACGCGCGGCGTGGTATACTCGACGATGGAGTCGTCTTCTCCGGGCTTGCGAACGACAAGGTAACGCTTCATCTGTTTCATCGGTTTCGTCCTTTCGGGACTCATCAGGCGGAAGATTCCGCGACCGGACGGGGGGCGATGTTCTGCCCCCCGCATCGTGCCCTAGACGGGCTTGCCAGCCGCCTTGCGCTGGTTGATGACAATCTCGCGGGCCGCCTCCTCGGTGAAGCCGACCGTCTCGACCATCATCTTGATGGCCTTGGCGATTTCCTTCTCCGGTCCCTGCGACGCCTTGTTCGCCTTGGAACGCTCCGCCGCACGAAGCAGCAAATCGTGGCCGTAGTTGAAGGCCTTGACGAGGTAGTCCGAAGGCGTCTCGTCGCCCGACGCCATCGCCTTGGCGATCACCTTGGCGTCTTCGATGGACTCCGCCTTGTCCTTGGAGTATTCCCAAATGAAGGCGGGCTTGCCTTCGATCGGCAGTTCGAGCTTGACAATGACCTTTTCCATGATGCTGTATCCTCTGGCCTTGATTGGCCCCGCTGGTGAACCGCTTGCTTGCCGCCCCCCAACGAAGACAAGTATAAGCGATGGCGATCAGGAAGTCAAGCGTATCACCAGCACTTTATCAAACAAAGTGGAAGTATCGACTGTGTAATCTTTACACTTGACTTGGATGATTATTCATAGATGCCTGCATATTTATGCATAGAGTTCTTTGTGATACAGAGCACTTTGTTGTTGACATGCCCCCACGAGGTGTGCTATACTGTCGCAGCGGGTCCCATGACCTCGCTCCGGGGGGTGGTAGCCAACATAAAGTCTCTCGACCTACTTCATATTATCGGGTCCCATAGAGGCTATACCCCTTTCGATACGGGACTCACCAAAATGTTCACTCCCAGGAACAATGTTCATCGCGCCAACATTTGCCGATTTGACAAGTTTTGCAGAACATGGTATAATCGCGCAAGGGCGACGGACATCTACGCGTATCGGAACCGAAATCATGTGGATTAGCGAAGAAGAGGCGAGTATTCGTCTCGGGTCCCATAGCAACATCTTGAACCGCATCGACCGGGACTCTGTTCCAACGGGCGACCCTGGCCCTCCGCCGCTGGAACCCTTCGCACCCGCACCTCCCTCAATGCTCGACCCAGAGGTCGTCAAGCACGTAGAACGCGCGCTCAGAGCATCCCTGCCCAAGCCAAAGCTGACTCCCAAGGAAGCAGCTGATGCCGTCATTGTGGGCCAGCTGACCAGTCGGTCCAATGCAGCTGGCTTGTTCAACGTCAACGACGACCACATCCGGTTGATGACCGACCACGGCAAGCAGGGTCACGTCAATCTCGACCAACCCAACAACAACCTCATCTCGATTATCGAAGGTCAGCGGACGAAGATTCGCGACCTCGCGTTCAAGCGTCTGAACACCGTGCTCGAATGCCTCGATGACCAAAAGATAAAGAAGATCGAGAAAGCACGAGAGCTGGCTCAGGTCGGCTCACAACTCGCAATCATCTCCGAGAAGATGCTCCCGAAGGAGATGAGTGCCGAGCAGACCGTTCACTTCCATATGTATCGGCCCGAGGTCAAGAAGGAATCTGACTACGAGGCCGTCAGCGTGGGAGAGGAACGTGTCCCGCAGAAGTATCTGGAGGGAGCCATTTCGGAAACAGGAACGGAGTCGAAGGATGCGTAACGGAGAATTGCCAAGAGAGTCAGGACCAGCAGCCGAGACACGCAACGCCGCGCAGAGTGAGACTGGCGTCGTTCGCAAGCTCAAGGAAGGTTTCGGGTTCATCGCTGGCAACGATGGACAGGATTACTTTTTCCACTACACTGCACTCCAGAAGTCGCAGGGCGTGGAATTCAGTGACCTGGAAATCGGCGACCGCGTCGAGTTCCTCTGCCTGGAGGCGCCGAAAGGGCCACGAGCAATCGAGATTCGACGTGTTTGAGTCTCGGATGACTCGCGAACGTGAACTCATCGAACTTGACGCTATCGTCCGCAACCGTCAACGAAAGTCAAAGGAGAAGCCAACGATGTCGACTACGAAGCTCGCAATCATCACCTTCCTCGAAAAGAGGGATGGTGGGGACAGACCCGACAACACCCTCCCCGGTCAGCCCGGAGTCCCAACCCACCCGATTCACATTCCGTCAGGACCGGATGTCATCTGGCCGCCGGTCAATCCTCCCGGACCCGACAACACGTTGCCCGAGCCGCCTCCCGGATTCCCGGTGCACCTGCCGGTGTTTCCTCCCGTCGGCCCCGACAACAGCCTGCCCGGCTCGCAGCCGAAGCCCGATCAGGGTCTGCCCGGTTCTCAGCCGAAGCCGGACCAGGGCCTTCCGAAGCCTCCGGGCCGTCCGGACAACACGCTTCCGACCGTCGACAGGGACAACCTGTTCGAGCTGAAGTGGACGCCGGTCTACGGCTGGGTTCTCGTCCCGGTCAACTACCTGGACAACTCGCTGCCCTCCAGCGGCGCACAGCCGAAGAAGCGGTAGCTCGTCAGCACATCGGAGTCGCGGCGCGCGCTCGGTAACTCTGCATTCGAGGATTGGTTATGCCAACAGCACCATCGGCTCAAGGATACAAGGCGCCTGCAGCCAAGGCGAAGAAGAAGGCGATGGGGATGCGCAGCACTGCTCCTCGGATGCAGGGTCCGATCTCGGGCGGCGCGGGAGGCGGCTTCGCTCAACAGCCCGGACCGGGCACCTCAGGATTCGGTCCTCCAATGCGGCCACCGATGCCTCTCCCGCCGAGCGCCGCGCCAAGACCAGGCATGCCCCCGATGACGCCTCCCATGCGTCCCGGACCACCAATGGGTCAGTCTCCGACGGGTGGACCGATGGGGCCTCCTCCAATGATGGGTGGAGGAAACATGGGCGGACCACAGGACTTCCAGAATCGGATGGACGTTCAGCGTGCAGCCGGTGTCTTCGACAAGCCTCCGATGCCTCAGATGGGCGGGGCTCCTCCGATGGGCGACCCCCGTCAGGCCATGATGGCTCAGATGCAGCAAGCTCAGGCTCGCATGGGCCAGATGCAGAAGCCACCGGGAATGATGGGTTCTGTCGGACCTCCTCCGGGACCTGGCGGCGGTATGGGTCCGGGTGGCTTCGACCTGCAGGGCGCCATGCAGCAGGCCAACCAGCAGCGTGACCAGTGGCGTCAGCAGAACCCCAACCCGGCCATGAACCAGCTTCCTGCTGGCCGACAGGCGCCGGACATGGCAGGAGCCTACCAGCAGATGATGGCGGCTCGCGGCGGCGGACAACCTCAGTTCTAGGAGTTCGAGATGTCGAACAAGAAAGAGAAGGAATACATGAAGGACGCAGTTGCGGCAGGAGTCATCGACCGTCCAATCGAGCTTGGCGACCTCCGACGAAACCCCGAGGGAATCGTCCACGTCGACACGAAGCTCGAACCGACGCAGCTCTGCACCGTCGTCACGGGACGCAAGTTCCTCGGCTACGGTGGCCCCCTGGCCATCAACGACATCGAGGGCCGTGGGACGTTCAAATGCCACGCGGACGACGGCCTCTACGAGCTGTCGGACGGTGGTCAATACGTGCTCCCGCACAACCTCGCCGAGGCTCTCGGCATCGTCATCCCCGATCCGGACCCAGTCGAGATGGCGGCGATTCGTGAGCAGGCCGGTCTGCCTCCCGAGGAAGTCGTCGAGGCACCGGCTGCACAGGCGAAGCGGCCGGAGCTGAAGCCAAAGACCGACGACTTCAAGTAGGCCGTGGGCATACACGTCGTCGACAATTTCACTCGAATATGGAAGCCGCACGAGAAGCAACAGAAGTTTCTCGAGATTCCGGATTCCATATTCGAGGCGCTCTACGGTGGGGCAGCTGGTGGGGGCAAGTCGGAGCTCCTCATCATGCTGCCCATACTTCGTGGCTGGCATCTTCATCCGAAGTTTCACGGTATCATCTTTCGCGAGACCTTCCCGCAGCTTGAGGAAAGCATCATCCCTCGCGCGGATAGGTTCTACAAACTAACCGGCGCTGTCTTCAACGAAGCGAAGCACTTCTGGAAGTGGCCTTCAGGGGCCATTATCAGGGCGAGCTACCTCGAAAAGGAAAAGCACGCACGGCGCCATGACACTACGGAATACCACTACGCCGCGTTCGATGAGCTCACGAGCTTCAAGTGGTTCGTCTATTCCTTTGTCACCAGTCGTGTTCGATCATCCGAACCGGACTTACCGCCCGTCGTTAGGTCCGCTAGTAATCCAGGGAATCAAGGTCATGTGTGGGTCCGGGAGCGATTCGTGGACCCCGCACGAACGGGCTACAAAATCATACACGACCGCTCAAGCAGAACTACTCGCATCTATATCCCGGCGAAGCTGGACGATAACCCCTACCTCAATGAGGCGGACCCCGGATATGCTTGGCGCCTCGAAATTCTTCCCGAGGCCGAGCGACGAGCCAAGAAAGACGGAGATTGGTATGTCTTCTCCGGTCAAGTCTTCGCGGAGTGGCGGGACTTCCAGAGAGCCGGAGAGCCTGCACACGCATGTCACGTCGTCAAACCTTTCGAAGTCCCCGATTGGTGGCCGAGAATCCTCGCGATTGACTGGGGCTACACGGCAAAGACGTGGGCTGGGTGGGCTGCTGTTTCTCCTGACGCTCGTGTCTTCATGTATCGCGAGTATGCGAAGGATAAGCAGAACATTGAGACTTGGGGTGCGGACGTCGCCCGGCTTTCGCAGAATGAGCGGCACGAGATACACTCTGTCGTCTTGGACCCAAGCGCCTGGGCCAAGCGAGGAGACAAAGAGACCATAGCTGAGCAGTTTACGAAGGCCTCTGGGTTTCGACCCGCACAAGCGGATAACGATAGACTCGGCGGCAAGATGCTCATGCACTCGTTTCTACGTTGGGAGCCAAAACCACCGAAGTATATCCCTGCAGAGGGTTATTCGGAGGAAAAGGCAGCTTACGTCTATCGGAATTGGGGTGCCGCGGCCTTCCAGAAGTATCAGGAAGCCTTCATTCCCGAGCCGCTGGAGACCAATTTACCGAAGTTGCAGGTGTTCGATACGTGCAAGGAGTTCATCAAGACCATACCCATCTGCATTTACGACTCCAAAGATGGGGAAGTAGCCGAGGACGTAGCTGAGTTTAACGGTGACGACCCCTACGATGGTGGCCGTTACCTGATTAAAGAGGTGGACCAGTATATCCGCCTCGTTTGGTCACGAGACCAGCGCATCCAAACGCTCGGAAAAGTGATTTCCAGCTTTTCCGAAACCGGAGATTGGACTCGACTCCACCGACAGATGGAAGTTCTGGAGTCGAAGAGCAAAGTCGTAACGTCGGTTCAACGGCATCGGAGGTTTCGTGGGCTTCTTCGCTGATTTGTTCACCCGGAGAACATATTCGTGTGAAACGTGCCAAGCTCTCAAGTATACGATAACCCTCCAGAACGAGGAAATCGAGTATTTGAGGGGACTTCTCGATGAGGAACGAGATAAACAGCGTCCAGCTCCTCAGGCACAAGCGATAAAGCCCGGATTTGAGGGAAATATCCGAAAAAGTCGAGTTCCTTGGTCGAGAAAGCAAGCAGAACTCGAAACAAGGTCCGCACGAGAGGCCGCACTCGAAGAAAAAGAGCGGTGGAAGAAGCGCGCAGAGGCGGTAGAGATACCACATGCCACCACGGACTAGTGCTCAATTCCGGTCGGTAGACCCTTACCAGTCTACTCGTCCGTTTGACGTTGAGCCAGCCCAATTCGACTTCATGCGCGATGGCCGGGCGATGGACGATGCGTTGTCCGCCGGTCAGCGGCGCAAGCGCGAGATGTGGGAGCCGAATCCTCGGCCAGAATTCGAGTTCAAGCAGAGTCCGAATCGGCCACCCCCGACTCCAGGCTTCTGGGAGAGTCTTAGCGGTGGTGGTAAGGCTCTTGGAGAGATGTATGAGTCTCTCCCGGACAGTGAGCTGGCGAAGGGCTTCCTCGAGGACGATTTGTTCGGTGACGTTGCTGGCAGTGCCATCGATGCCGATGCAAGTCATGGTTCGGGGAACGAGTGGGACGTTCTTAAGCAGTCCGGCTCGAATCTCTACAACAGATTGAAGGACAGGTCGCCAACCCGACTGATGGGCAGTGTCGCTGGAGCCATTCCGGAGGAACTCAAGGCTGGACTGGCCGGTGGCAAAGCTGCATTGCTTGGTGGCAAGGCCGCGCTCGGGATGAAAAGCGTCGGTGGTGCTGGAGCGACTCTCGCAGGTATCCTCCCGACCTCTGGCTACAGACAAGAAGCTCTGAGGCTTGGCGATATCATGAATCGCCGATTCCAGATTGATACGCCAGAGCTCGAAAAGCTAATAAGGCACGTGGAGCTGGCAGGTCCTGACGATTTCCTCAAGAAGTTTACTGACACGACTCATCAGCCCGATGCTCAAGCCAAGCTCCAGCAAATAGTGGATTTGTCAGACCTGTCTCATCCAGAGGAAGATATCACCGACGAAATAGCACGGCAGATGGCCTTGTATACCAACCAAGGGATGCACGCTGGTGCTTTGGCGCCGCCGAGGAGAGGGTCATTCCCTGGCCTAGCTACTACTGAGGCTGTGACTCCACGAAGCGCATCGGGGATGAAGACGAAGGAAGATGTTGCTGGTGGCCCAATCATCGACTACGGTAGGTCTGGTCTGAGGGGCATCATCCAAAAGCGAATGGGTGAGGGTCCGGGTGGCCGGAGGATACTGGAAAAGGGTAGTGAACTCGGACGCTATGGGGATAATTCAGTTGCAGGCATGTCAACAGGCCGAAGTGAATCCCAAATGGAGTCGGCTCAAACGAAGATCATGGAGCTACTTCACGGGACCACCCCTGTAGCTCATGAGATTGAAGGAGGCGGGACGGCACAGCTGTTCCTACCCCACACATACGAGCCGTTTCCATACAGGATACCCAACAACCTCAGAACTCCTGAGATAGCCAATCAATTAGCTGCTGAGCAGGCGCGTGACATCTTTGGTGCAGTCACAGACAGGCACACTGGACAGTTCATGCTCGATCCGGCAGCGAGGAAGGTGGTTGGGGTAGATAAGGGATTTGGCTCTCTGGACGCATTTGGCTTTCAAGGTCGCCTGATGCCGCCTGATTCAGTATACGCCAGCATGGACCCATACGGTGCGATTGCCAAGACTGGTGATTTGGCTGGTATGGTGGACCCTGATACCTACCAGCGCATGGCTGCTCTTGGGCTGTCAATTCCTGAACCTGAGTGGCGACAGGTGCTGGAGCCCCTCATGGAAGCTCATGGTATCAGACAGCCATCACGTAAGGACGCAGCGATGCGGAACTTCATGCAGAGCATTCAGGGTATGCCTGCACACCTCGACAAATACTATCGCAACTTTGTGAAGCCCTAACATGTATCCTCCAACTGAAGACCAGATGGACCCGGCGATGCTTCCACCTGAGGAGATGTTTCCCCCGGACGAGATGGGTCTCGTTCCGCAGGAGGATACTTCCCTCGTGGAAGAGGAGCAGGAAGTCAACCCGGAGGACATCTATCCGAAGGAGATTACGGACGCTCTCCTCCGAATCAAGGACCACCTGACCATTCCGGAACGGACGGTTCGTGAAGCCTACATCAAGCGCCTGAAGAAGCTGGAGTGCTACTGGAACAACCTGCAATACATCTATTGGGATGCCATCGCACGCGATTATCGTGACTATCAGGACCGCACGAACGTCGCCTTCGAGGACCCACAGGGTGACACGGATGTTCAAGCTATCGCAAAGGTTATCAATATCTACAAAGCCCACGGACAGGCGTGGATTTCGGCGATTGCTGCGGGCATTCCTTACGTCAGATTCTTCCCTGACGATGCGGATAACGCCAGCGACGTCCAGACAGCCAAGGCCTACTCCAAAATCTCCGAGCTGATACAGCGGCACAATCAGTCAGAGATTCTCTTTCTACGTGCCCTTTACCTCCTCTTCAACACCGGAGTCGTCTTTGCCTACAACGAGCTCAAGACCCGCAAGGAGTTTGGCACATTCCGTGAGCCAATCCCTGGTCAAGAAACGCTTGTCAATCGCACTTACTTCTGTCCGGCGTGCGGCGCACCCGCAGGCGAAGAACCAGCAATCGACCCAAAGGCAGCAATGCCTCCTCCGGAGCAGCAGTGCCAAAGCTGCGGGGTCGTCGCTCCTCCTGAAGTCCAAGACCAGGAAGAAACGTTTGACACGATTGTCGGCTATAACGACCGGCCGAAGAGTCGCGAAGTCCTTCGTGTATTTGGACCCCTGCACGTGGAGGTCCCGCACTACATTTCCAAATTAGACGAGACTCCCTACCTCCGTTTCGTAACAGAGGAGCCTGTTGGACTCATCCAGGAGACCTATCCTGAATTCGCCCATCTGATCAAGGCGAGCTACGACACGGACGAAATCGAGCGGTGGGCGCGCAACGACCGTCGATACGCTGGCGAGTGGCAGGACAACGTCGTAACCGTCGCTCGCATGTGGTATCGGCCTTGGGCGTTCAACGCGTGGGGCGACACCAAGAACGAAATTGTCCTTCGCCTCAAGAAAGAGTATCCCGAGGGCTGCTACGTTGTCATCGTCAACAACGACCTGATTGTCGAGATTCTCCCGGACGTGCTCGACGACCATTGGACGGCTACGCTGTCTCCGTTCTCAGAGCATATCCATGCTGAACCCGAGGGCCAATCTCTGGTCCCGATTCAGGACATGACGAATGAACTCGCAAACATCACGCTGGAGACGGTCGAGTTCGGCATACCAGAAACGTTCGCTGACCCATCTGTTCTTGACTTCGAGAATTACTCCAAGTCAGAAGCAAGACCGGGCATGGTTAATCAAGCGAAGGCTCCTTCAGGGCAGAACCTCTCGGCAGGCTTCCATGACATCAAGGCTGCGTCGCTCAGTCAGGAAGTGGAGATGTTCGCTGACCGTCTGGATGGGAACGCACAGTTCGTGGTGGGCACCTTTCCTACTATCTATGGCGGTGCTATTGAAGGCGGCTCCGGAACTGCTCGTGAATACGAACTGAGCCGCGCACAGGCTCTCCAGCGTCTGTCTGGCACGTGGACCGTCCTCAAGATCTGGTGGTCCCAGGTCATGAGCAAATCCGTCAGGTCCTTCGCCAAGAACATGATTCAGGATGAGAAGTTCGTCAAGGAGCAGGGGCAAAGCTTTGTCAACACTTGGATTCGTAAAGCGGAACTTCAGGGCAAGGTGGGCGAGATCGAGCCAGAGACTTCCGAGGCATTTCCAATCTCGTGGGCACAGAAGCGCGATGTTCTCCTGCAACTCATCCAGATGCAAGACCCCCAGATTGGGGCCATCTTCATGCATCCCGAGAACACGAGCTTTGTAGCTGAGCTCATCGGGATGGAAGACCTCTACATTCCCGGCGACGACGACCGCAACAAGCAGCTCATAGAGATTGCCCAGCTCATCCAGGGTCAGCCCACAGTAATGGGAATCGATCCGATGACGGGCCAGGAGCAATTCCAGTCCTCGGTTCCGGTTGACCAAGACGTTGACCGCCACGAGGTGGAATCGGAAATCTGTCTTTCTTGGCTGAAGTCGCCAGTAGGGATGGATACGAAGGAGTCGAATCCGGCGGCGTGGATGAACGTGCGTGCTCATTACATGGAGCATGTTGCTATCGTCCAAATGCAGATGATGCAACAGCAGCAAGCAGCTGCTCAAGCACCAGGTGGCGAAGAAGGCGACGTGGAACCGCCGCAGTAGGAGACACAGATGAGTGACGATACCGACCTCGACGTCTTGAATGACGTCGGAGACCCTGCCAATTCTGGTGACCAGGGCACCAGTGACTCCGCAGACGAGCCTGATGTTGACGACGGAGAAGTCGACGACGAAGGCACCGAGGACGAGGACGAAGGTGACGAGGATGAGGGTGAAGAAGAGGACGAAACACCTGAAGGCGAAGGGAAAACCGATGAGGAAAAGCCTCGTGCGGACCCAGCCGTCGAAGGTCGTCCCACCTATCAAGAGCTGAAGAAGGCGGACCCGGAAATCTTCAAGAAGGTGCCGGGACTGAAGGACATCTTCTTCAGGGAGCAGAAGTTCTCGGAGACGTTCGCGACCGTCGAGGAAGCTCAGGTTGCGGCGCGCAAGTCGGAGGACTTCGACGTCATCGAGGCGAGTCTCTTGAACGGCGACCCGAGCCTGGTGTTCCAGCAGCTCGCGCGCAACGCACCACAGTCGGTGCCCCTGCTGGTGGACAACTTCTTGCCCGCCATCCAGAGGTTGAGCAAGGACCTCTACGTGCGGGCTACGATGCCTGTATTGGAAGACCTCATCCGCATTACCTACAACGATGGGAAGCGGTTGAACGACAAGAATCTGATGTATGCTGCTGGGCACATCGCCAAGCACGTCTTCGGAGAGGCAAGGATACCTGAGCCCCGGACACAATCATCGGGACCTCATCCGGCGGAGGTCCAGCTCAGGGAGGAACGGAACCGGCACTTCAACGAGCGGTATGGCACGTTCAATTACGAACTCGCGACCGAGTCATACACTCGTCTGGAGAGGATTGCAGACCGGGGCATCAACGACCCGGAAAGCAAGCTGAACGGGTTCACACGTAAGGCCATCGCGAAAGAGGCATTGGCCGAACTCGACGAACGGTTGGGGGAGGATCAGCAACTCAACCAGACACTGCGCCAGCTGTGGAAGCGCGCGACCGTCGGCGGGTTTACGAAGGAGCACAAAGAGGCGATTCTCAACGCGCACCTCTCGCGTGCAAAGCAGCTCCTTCCCGGCATCCGAAATCGGATGGTGGCAGAGGCTCTTGGTCAGAAGGTGGCCAAGAACGGACAACAACGGCAGAAGCGTGACATTCCGTCCGGTGGGCGTGGAGCCGCCGGAGGTAACAGGATGGGTCGAATCAATCCGCGAACGATCGACTGGTCCAAGACCTCCGACGAGGACATTCTCGCTGGCAAGGTCACGACGAGGAAGTAACAATCATGGCGCAGACTGAACTGCAGGTCAACGCCACCGAGCTGGAAAACGTCCAGGAGAAGGTCCCCGTTCTGTTCGAGCGGGAAGCAACCTTCTACTCGCAAATCGAGAAGAGGCCGGTCGACAAGGTCTCGGCTCGGGACATGCGGGTGCCCCTGGAGATTTCCCCCGGTGGCTTGTTTGGGCATTTCGAACCAGCGGGCGGCGACCTCGGTCGCGGTGAAGGCCCAGAGTTCGACAAGGCCCTCGTGTCAACCACCAACCTGAAGCACGCGGTTGAGTGGCAGACCAAGGCTCAGTGGGCAACGGACGACGCCCGCAAGGCCCGCATCAACACGTTCCGCCACATGATGGCAACCTCCATGAAGGAGTTCCGTCGTGCGGTGGATTCGCTGTGCATGACCAACGGCACAGGCACGATGGCGACCATCTCGGCGGTCAGCACCGTAGGCGGCAAGGACACCTACACGCTGGCGACCGACGGGTTCGGCGCGCGACTGCTTCGGAAGAAGCACTTCTACAGCGTCTACGATGCGACGCTGGCCACTCGGAAGGCTTTCTCCACGTTGGGCGCGCTCAACGGTGAGGGTCCCATCGAGTATTACGATGGTCCGAACAAGCAGGTTCGCTTCAACGCGACAGTTGCAGCGCCTGCCATCGCTGGTGACAAGCTGGTCGTCTCCGGCCTCACCGCGACGCCTCCGGTGTCCCTCCTCGGGGTGCCGTATCACCACAACAACGCGAGCGTCGGCTCGTGGCTCGGCATGGACCGTGCACTGATTCCCGAAATCAGGGCCAACCGTGTCGCAGCGGCGAACTCGGCCTTCGCGATTCCGTTCCCTCGTCTCGCAGTCAACAAGGTGTCCGACCGCGTTGGCTTCGACAGCGTGATGAAGATGGAAGCCTGGATGCATCCCTGCCAGGTGCAGGCATACGAAGAGTATGGCCAGCTGGTCTCCATCATCAACAAGCAGGCGAAGGAGGAAGGCCTCAACGTCTACTTCAACGACAACATGCAGATGGCCGGTGTGGGCATCCGCAAGTCGAACTCGTGGGACAAGACCCGAATCGACATGATCGTGAAGGAAGTGTGGGGCCGCGCCGAGATGAAGTCTCCGGGGTTCTACGATGTCGACGGCCGGAAGGTCTTCGAGATTCGTGGCGCATCGGGCGGCGTTGCGGCAAGCCAGGTGTATTACATCGTGGCGAGCTTCAACCTGTTCGTCAACAACCCGGCGGCTTGCGTCTACATCGACCAGCTGGCCGTTCCAGCGGGCTACTAGTCCGAGTAGGGTGGGGGGTGGAGCCGGGACTTCACCCCTCATCAGGCACCGATATGGATACGAAACTTCTCAAGCAGGTGAATGACCTTCTGGCTCGCGAGCTGGGAGAGTCTCTCTTTGGCAAGCCGAACTTTCGAGTCATCTGGTCTACTGGGGAGACTGAAAAGAGACTTGGAACCTTTAGCGATTACTACGGAAAGATATTCCTCCGTTGTGTCACTGAGGTTCGAACTGTCTTGAAGTATCCCAACGATCAGGACCGTTGGATCTTGGAGCGCATCCAGTCGGCGATAGGGAATCCTGAGTTGACGGAAGACTTTAGTTACGAGCCGATCTACGTGTTCAAAGACAAGCGGGGATTCCATCTGCCTCTGAACATGAGGGTCATCGAGTTCTTCATCAAACGCATCAAGGAACCACCAGATGCTGCAACGATGCGGACGCAGATGGAGGACGAAATCGAGGCTGAGGAAAGACGAGAAGTCGAGGAGTTCCTTGACATTCTCCACGATGTAGGGAGAAGTCCTCTCTTTGCATACGAAGACTCCGTGTTTCTGGATTCGACGAAAAGGAAGGTTGACTAATGGAATCGGCAACGCTCGTATCTATCGTCCCCTGCACCATTCGAGAGCAGAAGCCTATCCTCCCGTCCGAGTTCTTCCTGGAGGCTGGCAGCTACGAGAAGCCTTCGATTCTGCTCGTGGGCAAGGGACTCAACGACATCTACGTCGGCGAGGGTCGGGGACAGGCCGGTCCCGAACGCTCGGTGATTCGCGTCCCCGTCGAAGCTGACGTCATCGCCGCCGCTATCGTGGTCGACTGGATGGAAGCTCAGTATGGCGTGGTCATGCCAGACGCCAAGCCGGGATTCTTCTGGGTGCCCGGTCACAAAGGGGTCAAGGACGTCACGGTGCAGCTTGTCGAGGCACAGGCTCATCAGGTTCTCTGGTTCAAGAATCTGGTCCGCCTCGCCGATGACGACTGGAACAAGTTCAGGCAGCACAAGACCATCTCGGACATCCAGCGCTACGCCTGCAACGCGCTGAAGCTCGAACGTCCGTGGCTGCTCGACAACGAGATTGTCATGGCCATGTCGGAGTGCCCCTCGTGTTTCGAGAAGGTCAATCCAAAGGCCATCGTCTGCTCTCACTGCTCTTTCGTGCTCGACGCCGAACGACACAAGTCGATGACTTACGCACGCGCGTAAAGTTCAGCGGGTGAACAATGGCTGACACTGCACAGCAGGTCGTTGAAGAAGCTCAGGCGCTGCTGAACGACATCGGCGCTGTCTTCTACTCCTTTGACTCTCTCCTGCCTTATCTCAACAAGGCATACAGGGAGCTGCAGGATTACTACAACCTGCACGGCCTGAAGACGACAGTCGATGTGTCCGCTCTCATACTGGTCCCAGCGGGCGCGGTAGCTCTGCTTGCTCCACCGGCAGACTTGCTACGTCCCATCGCCTTGTGGGAGCGGACACCCGGCACTCCCGAACAGTTCACCGAGATGGACGAGCGTTCGTGGGAGCCTGAAGAAACGCAGACCAATCATCTGCGTATCTGGACGTGGCGAGAAGAAGTCGTTTACTTCCGCGGAGCTACGTCAGACCGGGAGATTCGGATTCGCTACGTCAAGTCTCTCGGCGCACTCACCGGCGTAGGTTCCTTCATCGGCATCACCAACAGCAAGTCGGCGCTCGCTTGTCGAACTGCTGCACTTGGCGCGCGCTACATCGGGGAGAATCCGACGCGTGCCGAGGAACTCGATTCAGACACTTCGATGGCCTTGGATAGGTTGATTGTGACAGCAATCCGACAGAACCAAGGGTTGCCTGCTCGCCGTCGACGAACTCGCTACCGAGTTCCTAACTAAGGGAGAGTCAGATGTTCAACGGAATTGTCAGCAAGCGTTCGGAGAAGATTGTTGCATCAGCAGCCACCATCGTAGCTGATGCGGATACGCTCGTCATCACCGGCTCGGTGGCGATTGTCAACATCACGCCCAAGGTGGGAGGCATCGGCAATCAGGAAGTCACGCTGATTCCTCTGGCCGCGCTCACCTGCACGGCGGCTGGCAACATTGCAGTCGCAGTCGTGTTCGTGGTCAATCGTGCGCAGAAGCTGCAATACAGCGACTCGCAGAACAAGTGGTATCCCGTCATCGCTGCGGTGTAGCTCATGCAGCGAGACCATCAGCCCATCACAGTCAGCGAGTTCCGGGGCACGTTTGACCGGGGCGAGGACGACGTCTGTCCGCCCAATCACTTCTTGGACTCGTTGAATGTGGTGTATACAGAACTTGGCGTAGCGACTAGGAAGGGCAGCGAGCTTTCCTACAACCTCGCCGATATACGCCGGATGCACTCTTACAAGAGGATCGGTGAGGCTGATCGTCTGCTCATTCTCGACGGCGGAGGAAGACTCTGGGACACCACGAGCCTCGCTGTTCCAATCCTCACCATCGTGGAGATGAGTGATTTCAGCATGGTCTCGCTCTACAACCGTGCTTACATCACTCCTCACAATGGGGTTCGTGGACTTCCCGGAGAAAAGGTCTATGTCTATGAAGGTTCCGGCATTGCACGACCCGCTGCTGGAGCTGCTCCGACAGGCTCGCCGATTGTGGCGGCTACGGCGTCGTTTGATGGTAGCGTGGAGAAGGGCAAGCACCTCTTCGCTGTCTCTTACGAAACCAGTTCAGGCCACCTGACGAAGCCTGGACCATCGCCATTCACTCTCTACGATGCGCCGGGAGTGAAGAAGGTCAATCTCAGCAATATCCCGCTCGGGCCAGTCGGGACGGTAGCGCGCGTTCTCTTGGCAACGAAGAAGCTCGCGACTGATTACGCAGGCGACTTCGAGAATCAGGAGTTCTTCATTATCCCGAACGGTCGTATCGGTGATAACGTCACTACGATTTTGACGGTGGACTTCTTTGACGCCGACCTGCAGGGTAGTGCTGACTACATCCTTGATGAGTTGACCGAGATTCCTGCTGGTGTTGGCATCGGAGTCTACAAGAACCGCATGGCGGTGTGGGGTGTGGACACGGCTGAAGCTGCTGTCTACTTCTCCCAGCCTGGCCAGCCCGAATCGATATCGGCTACGGAAGGATTCATTCTTGCCTTCCCTGGAGATGCTGCCGGAGGAGTCAAGAACTGTGTCGAGTTCCGGATGCAGTATTACATCCTCAAGGGTGGCGGCAAGTGCTACGTCACCTCCGAGAACGAGGACAGTCCAGTCTTCTGGCAGGTGAACAACGTAGACCTGTCAGTCGGGACGGAGTGCCACGGCGTCGCCAAGATACTGGACCAGAATGGAGCAACACTCGACAACTTCTTCTGTGCGGACAGGTCGGCTCTCTTCCTCTTCAACGGGACGTTCTCGAACAACGACCTGAGTCGGAAGATTGAGGACATCTGGAACCGCATCAACAGAGTTCACTTCAACCAGGTAGAGGTTGTCTACGACCCAATCAAATCGCTCATCTACGTCGCTGTTCCCCTCGACAACGCGGTGACCAATTCCCATGTCCTCGTAGGTAACGTGGTAGACGGAATTGACCCGATGAATATCCGCTGGACGACGTGGGTATTCCCGAAGGCTCCGACGACTATCGCTGTGGACTTGAACGCAGCAACCAAGCGTGCTCAGTTTCGCTTCGGGTCGATACAGGACCACGTGTATGTTTACGATCCAAGCAAGCTGGCTGACTTCGGTGTAGCAATCGAGAGCTTCATCGAGAGTTCTCTGTTGCCTGCTGACGAACCGTCCACTGACCCTGTAATCTATCAATTCGGCCATCTCCAGCTTCGTGCTCGCGGACATGGCGCATTGAACATCACCGTCACTGGTCTTGACCGTGCGCGCGCGATCCAACCAGCTGGTATCAGCCTTTCATTGCAGCCGGGCCGCACACTCGAGCGCATGTTCAACTTCCAAGACGAACGTGCGTCAGTGAAGTTGCAGACGCAAGGAGTCGAGGACTACTTCATCATTACTCGATTCAAGCTCTACGCGACGATGCTTTGGACTGGCCGTGTGAACGTCTAATGGCTGTCCAACGAATCGCCACATTCGCGTCGCTGGTTGAAGGATACCAGCATACCGACCCAAAGCTATATCAGATATTGCAGGCAATGGTCCTGACGATTGGTGAGCTGCAAGCCGAAGTAGACCCGATTGTGCGAAAGCTGATCGAAGGTCCTGGCACGATTGCAGCTATCCCGACGTCGCCGACTACCATCAACTACGAAATTCTCAATCAACGGATTCTCAGAATCTATTGGTCGGGAGCAACGAACGCCGCGTCGTATGAAGTTCGTAAGGGAAGCGAGTGGTCAACAGCAACCTTCATCACGTCGACCAATCAGGAGGAAGTGCGGCTCGATCCAATTTTGGTCGGGACTCACACTTACTTGGTGAGAGCGAGGAATGGTATCGGGACCTATGCGGAGACTATCGCCTCCATCGTAGTAACGATTCCGCCTATCGGAGCGATTTCGATTACCGCGCAGGTTATCGACAACAACGTCCTGCTGCGCTACTCAGAGCCTGATTCAACGTGGGAGATTGACTACTACGACGTCTACCGAAACGACGCTCTAATCGGGCACATTGACTCGAACTTCTTCGTCTGGTTTGAGAACCTTGCAGGCACGAATGTCTACGCTGTTGAAGCTGTTGACATCGCTGGCAATCGTAGCAATCGTGCTTCAGTCACGGCTGCGGTAAACCAGCCACCAGACTTCGAGCTGCAGGACTATCGTATCTCGCTTCTCGCTGGGACGCGGGTCAATGCCCTGATATGGGGTTCTCCGGCCCTCGGTTGGGACTATACCGATACGGGCGGATGGGCGACACAGGACTATGTCTGGTTCGCTAGCAACACTGGTAAGCTTCTGGTCTGCGTAGACCTTGACGACAAGTGGGGAACGCACTTTACGGAGGATGGTTGGGACCAGCCTTCTGATCAAGTCGATGCAGGTTATCCAATCTACCTGGCACCGATGGCTCTCACGGCCAAGTATCAGGAGGTTATCGACTACGGAGCGGTCTTCAACAACGTCATCTTGAACTTGAGCTGGGTGCTGGACCAGCTGTCAACTCTCGGGACAGTCAGCGCACACCCAAAGGTTGAATTCTCTATTGACGGAATCACTTGGGACCCACCCATACTTGCTGCGTCGGCGTTTGCTGAGCACTTCCGTTACGCGAGGATTACGTTCGACTTCACGTCGGACAATGCGAAGGCTTTGGCAGTCTTCTCGAACTTGGTAATACTCCTGGACGTGAAACGGGACATTGATTCTGGATTCGTGACCGCTTTGGCTGCTGATGTTGGCGGGACGCAGGTGTTGTTCAATAAGACCTTCAAGGACATTGACTCCATCACGCTCGGGCCGACGAAGCAAATCGAACCTATGACTGCGGTTTACGACTTCATTGACGTTGCGAATCCACTCGGCTTCAAGGTGTTCGTGTTCGACAGCACCGGGAATCGAGTCACAGCTGTGTGCAGCTGGAAGGCTAGGGGGATAGTCTAATGCCTACTCGATGGATGCGGTGGAACGAGACTACGCACATCTACGAGTATTCGACTGATGGCGTCGTGTTTGGACAACTCCCTCTGAACGCTGCAATTATCAATGAGGGCACCATCGACCCTGCTCGTCTGCCTGCAAGCAGTGGGCTTGACCCAACGGCCCCTGTCATTTGGACTGGTCAGCAGACGCTCTCTGGTGTCGCTCCTAGCTTGAGGTTCAACGAGACTGACCAGGCTGCAAACTCCAAGGTTTGGGACATTCAGGTCGATGCGGCGGCGCTCAAGTTTCGCTCCCTGACTGATGCCTTCGCGGGCACGGAACTCATGTCCCTGTCGCGGGCAGGCGTTCTCAAGGTGACTGCTACCGGAACGCCAACTCATGAGTTCGTTTCCAACGTCAATGGCACGTCTGTCGTTAGTCTTGCCAACACGAACGCTGGCAACGCTGCACTCTGTGGTATCGCATTCCAAAACAATCAGGGTGCGGGACGTGCACATATTCTGATTTGCTCAAGCGGCTACACCCTGAATGATTGTCTCCTCATTCAGAACTCAGCAGGTATTGGTGGTCTCGTCATCAATTCTCAAGTCGGCAATATCCTGTTCAGGACTGCTGGCGTGACGAGAATGACCATCAGCGCGGCTGGTGCAATCACTTTCCAAGGCGCCGTCAGCTTCACCGACCTGACTCTGAGTGGGAACCTTACAGCAGCACAAGTCATCGCTACTAGCTACATGACTTCCCCGTCGGGATACTTTGAGTTTGGTCGAACCTATCAGCAAGGAGTCTGGCAACAGGTTCCCTACTCACAGGCGAACTTCACCTGCTCTAATGGGACATGGACAGTAGATGCTGGTGACCAACTAGCTTATCAATGGTGCATCATCGGTAAAACGATGATTGTTAACTTTGATATCTACGCCACCACTCTTTCGACTACCATTGCCGAGCTGAGGATAGCAATTCCTGCTGGTGCTGTCGCAAGTGCAAATGCTAATAGCATCTTGTTCTACTTGGATGCTGGTGTTACTGGTCAGGGACACTGCTACGTATCAGCAGGCGGCACCTACATTGTCTGCCGTAGATATTCGACCGCTTACGGCAACTGGAACACGACTACAGGGTCGAATGCCCTTCGTGGTCAGCTCACCTTTCAGATCAACTAAGGAGTCGTCATGTCGTTGCAGTCAGATTATGAACTTTCCCTGGACCCCGCATTCAGGAACAAGGTCACAGCAGCCACGGCAAAGGTTGCGCTCGCAATGTCCGACGACGAGGACATTCGAGTCAAGGGCCTTGCCGCGAGGGTTCTCGGAAACGTCGCTATCATGGCGGAGCAGGTATGCCACGCAGTCGCCGCGCTCCCGAACGTGGACACCACAGCAAACGATCGGGTCATCGAGGACGCCGTCAAGCTGGTGCTTGGAAAGATGGTGGTCTGATGGCCATTAACGTAGATACTTCACAGGCACTTGCTCTACTTGGAGCCAAGACTCTGGAGAACGAGCAGCTCAAGGGCCAAATAGAGCAGATAGCCGAGCAATACAACGCTCTCAAGGTCGAGCGCGACGAACTCCAGACGAAGGTTGCGGAGCTTGGTGCGGAACTCGCAAAGCTGAGAGCCGAGGCGTAACATGGCTGACTGGCTGAAACCGACGATTACCAGCGACTACATCAATTTCGTGGCCGAGGTCGATGGCCGCTTGAATGATGCAGCGCAGATGTTCGTCACGGACCCTGTGAGTCCGCCAGTCGGCTCGATGAGATACCATCGCGCAACCAATCTACTCCAGGAGTGGGATGGTGCGGCGTGGCAGAACAAGGTCATCTCCATCGCTGGTGGCGGGACGGGAGCAAGCACGCCTGCAGGCATTCTGGGCAACCTGAATCTCGGCACGATGGCACAACAGAACTCCAATGCCGTCGTCATCACTGGTGGAGTTATCTCGGGGATAACCTCCCTGAGCATGAGCGGTCCAATCGTGTTTGCTGCTGACGGAACGCTCAACATCGGAACCAACGCGAACAGGCCCGGCACGGTCTACATTCGTAACGGCATTGTCATTCCAGTTGGTGTTGACAAGTTCGTAACTGCGTAATGGCTAAAGTTCCTGGTAGCTTGTGGGTGGAGGGGGCTTACCTCCACTTCGTCACCGCAGACCTTCAGGAGTGGAGGTATGCTGGTGACCTCGTTGGTGCCGGGGATGGATTCCAAGGCTCGTTGTGGGTGGAGACTGACTACCTCCATTACATCGACGCGCTTAGCTCAGAGCGGCGAATTCCCAACACGCTCATCAAGACGACGACAGGAGTCGCTGGTAGCGTATGGATTGACAATCAGAAGCGCATCTCGTGGCTTGGGTCTGACAAGGCACATAGACAGGGACACGGCGATGTGGCGCATACCGACCATCAGGACAATACGCATTCTGACGGTGCGCATGGGGACATCGCCCACCAAGACTCGGCTCATTCTGATGTGGCGCATTCGGACCATCAAGATAACACTCATAGTGATGTTGCTCACAGTGATGTCACTCATATTGATCATCAAGATAATGACCATGATGACACAAGTCATCTCGACACGCACACAGACACGGCTCACGTCGATTCTCATGGTGACGCACCGCACGAAGATACACATCATGATGGAATCGCGTTTTACGACATAGCTGGACACCGAGATTATTATTACCACTTCGATTGGCATGATGACCACGGTGACAACATCCACAACGACAAGGCACATGGTGACGTAGCGCATACAGATCGTGCGCACTCAGACCACACGGACAACGACCACGATGATACTCTGCACAAGGACATCGCTCATACCGACTCCACGCACAATGACCATCGTGACTCTCATGGCGATACCGGACACTCTGACGTAGCATTTCAGGATGTGACGCATCAGGACGCTGGTCACAACGACCATCAGGACGTGGCTATCGTCACGAATCCAACATTCGTAGAATAGGGGCTGACATGCCGACTTACTCTCTCAGCATCGGAGTCATTCACGCAATCGTGGACAACACGCCGCGCGCGCTGCCTGCAAGAAAGGCTCGACTGTTCGTGACTCCAGGAACAGCGACCTCTATCGACATCAGCAACAACTCGGACATGACCGGCGCGAAGAACAGCGTCGTCGCGACCGGGGCAGCGTTCTCGGAGACAGGCGTCGACGTGGCGGCTGGCTTCCTGCGAGTCAACGGCGGCACCGCAAACGTCCGGCTGACAGCATGAGTGTTGAGCTGAATCCCTCCGGCGTAGCGTGCAACATCGGTTGCGTATACTGCTACGAGAATCCCATGCGTGACGCGAAGAACGTCAACGTCCCATGGGACTGGGAGAAGGTGCGCGCCGCTCTGGACAAGGAAGGAGAGTTCTCTCTGCACGGAGGTGAACCCTTCCTCGCGCCCATGAAGCGCATCGAGCAGGCACTCAAATACGGCTTCGAACGTCACGGAAAGACGGGTGCTCAGACCAACGGAACGCTCATTACGGAGGCGCACATTGCTCTATTTAAGCGATACAATACACACATCGGTATCTCTTGCGACGGCCCGGAGAGATGTTCAGATGCGCGTTCGTCAGGCACTCAGGAAGAAACTCGCGCATCAACCAAGAGAACAACGGATATTATCGAACGTCTACATCACGAGGGAATCGGAGTCTCAATCATCACGACGCTCTGGAAGGGCAACTGCGACGAGGAGGCCTTTCGGATGCTTTGTGAATGGTTTCTTCGACTCGATAAGATTGGGTTGAGGTGGGTGAATTTGCACTACTTAGAGGTTGACGGGGTCAAAGCATCCAAGTTACGCGTCGATATGCCGCTCCTTATCGACCGGATGAAGCAGCTCATGTCCCTTGAGAGGCAGTTCACTCACCTCAAGTTTAGCAATTTCAGGGAATATCAAGTCCTTCTACGACGCGCAAATGAGGGTGTAAATTGCATCTGGCATGCGTGCGACGTATTGACTACTCCTGCGGTGCAGGGCATCAACGGGCAGGGCGAAAAGACGAATTGCAATCGCACCAACAAGCAGGGTGTGGATTGGGGCAAGGCTGATACGGGCGGAATCGAGCGTCAGCATGCCCTCTACCATACTCCGTATGCTCATGGTGGCTGCAAGGGGTGCCGCTTCTTCCTCATGTGCAAGGGCGAGTGTCCCGGAACTGGTCTTGACGGTGACTTCCGCAATCGAACGGAGCATTGCGAGGTTATCATGGCTATCTTCGAGCATTACGAGAATCTGATGTTAGAGCTCGGGGAGGTTCCTGCGTCACTGCATCCTGACCGAGAGCAGTGGGAGCGTGCGTATCTGGCTGGTAACAGGTCGGCAACAGCTCACAATGATGCCCCTCATGGAGATGCTCATGGTGATCATACTGACGCTCGTGTGCAAGCGTTTGCGGAGGTAAGAAGGTAATGGAAACGGCACCGTTCAGACTCGAAGATTTTACTCGGATGCAGTGGGCACCACAGGCTCGCAACGTCTGGGAACCACGTTTCAGGCAGGTATCGGCTTCGTGGCAGGATATTGAAATCGACCTCGTGGGTGCTGGTTTTAAGGCTGGAGCATTGCTCGTTGTCCCTCCTGAACGGATGGCCGAGGTGTCTCGCCGGGCCAGCACCCACGGGCTTGTCGCTATTACTTTGGCACAGCAGGGCAGGGGGCCGAGCAATTATGCGTCATCCACCTCGGCCTACATCGAAGGTGCCCCGTTCGACTACCGTGTCGCCGTCTGCAAAGCTGCCGTTGCGACCATGTGGCTCGCTGCTTGGCAAGTTAGCGACGACGAAGAAATCGGTGTCCTCCTGGGATATCCTGAATGCTGTCGTCGATTCTTCCAAAATACGTGGGTGGCAAAAGGACTAATCGACACCACTTGGGAACAAGCTCTAAGCACGGCTACGGACCCGGACGCCGATGTTATTACTGTCACACCTGACCCTGCTTGCAATGTCACTCTGCGCCATCTCGGCCTTCGCTGGGTGTCTCATTTGCCTTGCAGCTTCAAGTGTGAAGCGACAAGAGCCTACGTTGCAGAAGCCACGCAACTCATCCGGAACAACTACTTTGAGCAGTATCGAACCCTTAGTGAGGCCCTACAATGGCCTGTGAAGTGGACGGGCCTACATGGTATCGTGGAGATAGTGACGCCGGTGTGCCGCATCATTAGCCGCACTGACGCGACCTACACCAAGAATACCATTCTCCAACAGGGTTCGCTGTATCCTGACGAGGGCGCACGTGGCAACGAGTTCCCCTTCAGGAACAACACGAAGAAGGTCAAGTTCCTGACGAAGGATACGTGGACTCTGAATGGCTTTAGCACTTACGAGGCAATGGTCGCAGCCCACAATCTCGTGGTTGCAGCCGCCCAAGACTGCCGCGGCCAATCCGTAATCGACCTCGGGTGCGGGACTGGTGAGCTGCTGAAGATTTACAAGGGAATCGCTTCCGAGCTGCATGGTGTAGAGGTCAACGACGAAGCCTTCAAGAAGGCACAGAAGGTCGCAAATGTTCGCTGCATGAACATATTCGACCCTCGTGTTTTCGACAGGAAATACGACGTGGCTTTCATCTCTGTGCAACGGTTCTTAGAGGCACCGAATACGCGACAGCTTCTGGACCGCATCAAGGCGTGGACGAAGGCGACGGTCTTCTACTCTTACGGGGAGATGGACGGATGGAAAGCAATCGGGCAAACACCGGACATCTTGATAGGGGCGAACTCAGCTCAGAGAGTGGACTGGTAGTCAGACGATACACTCCACGCGACCTGGCGAAGATTAACGAGCTTTGGAAGAAGCATCACTCGCACCAATTCTCGTTGCCGCAGTTGGAACCGTCAATCATCACCTGCGTTGTCGAAGATGACAAGGGCATGATTGCCTTTGGCAACCTGAAGATATTCGCTGAGACTTACATGGTAATGGACCATGACAGGTCAAAGCTGGAACGAGCGCGCGCCTTCAAGGAGATAATGCCCGTAGCAATCATGGGCGCGCAACGTGTGGGCATACACCAGATACACGCCTGCACCCAGGACCCGGACTTCGCCGACGTGCTTCGAAAACACTACGGATTTTGGGATGTTCTCGGTGAGCATCTGATCAAAGAGGTAGAGTGATGATTACCATAACAGTCCTCCTGCTTCTCTGCGCGATCTTCGCACTTCTTGCTCACGTTCTCAAGCCCACAGTCCCGCTCTGGATTGCGCTTCTGTTCGTGATTGTTGCATTCCTCGTTTCCGCACTGCCGATCAAGTAGGAGAGTGACATGTCGAGTGGTGGCAAGGAAAAAGCCCAAACGAACAAGATGATTCAGGAGCAGAGCAGCTGGGCTCGAAAGGGCTCAGACGCTTTCAATGCTATCGCACAGCCACAGCAACAGGGCGCTGTGAATGCTGCGAACAACATCCAGCAGGCGGCCTTTGACAACTTCAACAGGGTTGGTCAGGGTGCCGGCTGGATCGACCCCAACATGCGCACTGCATACCTGAACTCCATCGGGGTGGGTCCGGGAGGCAGCGGCAGTGGAGGTGGTGGGGTGGTGGCGGCGGTGCTGCTGCGAACCCCTACGGCCAGGTGAAGGGCCTCTACAACGAGTTCGCCAGTCAGACAGGTGGAGTCGATGCTGGACCCATCCGTGCGGCAATGGCCGGGATGCGGGACATCGCAGGCTCCGGTGGCTGGTCTCCAGCTGACCGTGCGAAGCAGGATGCCGTTATCGCACAGTTCGAGGAGATGGGCAAGACGGGTGGCCTCTCCGCCGAAGACATGAATCGGATGCGTGGCGGCGGAGTCTTCGAGGATTATCAGAAGACAGGCGGCTACACACCGGAGCAACTCGGCGACATCCGAGCGCGCGCCAACAGCACTCTGCCAGCCTTCTACGATACCGTCCGACAAGGGCAGAATCGTATGGCGAGCATTCAGGGAGGCAATCCCGCTGCATCGGCGGCGATGGGTGCTCGGCTGGCTCGTGAGCAGGCCAAGGGGATGCGCGAGCAGACTCTCGACACCGAGCTGGGCCTGTCCGACAGAGTGCGGCAGGGTCAGCAGTGGGGTGCTGAGGGTGGTGCCCAAGCTGAGGGCGCGCTCCAGTCACTTCGCACTGGCAACATGCTCTCCGGCCTGAGGGGCGCTGGCGACACTCGTGGCAACATGCTCAACAGCATCGCCCAGAATCGCACTGCTGCCTCACAGGGCTGGACTCAGGGCGAACTTGGCCTCGGTGGCCTCATCCAGCAGGGCCGGTTCTACGGAACTTCGGGCCTCAAGGGTGTTGCCGATTCCGAGCAGGCAGCAGCCAACGCAGCGGCGGCACGTGGCGCGGCGTCGCAAGCAGACCAGACTCGCGGCCTCCAGTGGCTTGCGAACTTCGAGTCGGGCAACACGATGGATGCCGGTGGTGGGATGGCGGACCTCTACCGCTCGACCCCAGGCGAAGTCAACATGTGGAATCAAGCTCTGCTGGGCAATCGTGGCATGAGCATGAACGAGCAGGGTCAGTCTGCTCAACAGCACATGCAGAACAACCCGTATAGCAGCGCCCTGCAGAATATCAGCGGAGTCGCTGGTATGGTTGCAGGCGGCATGACCGGCCTCGGGGCGATGGGTATGGGCGCTAAGGCTGCCACTGGTGCTCTGGGTGGTGTCTCAGGCCAACAGGGCTGGAACAACATGGGCACCTACTTCGGGAGCAAATAATGCCTGGACAATACTATGAACAGGACTCCTTCTTTCCCCAGCGTCGTAGCAGGGTAGAGGAGGAAGGCTTCGGCTCCATCAACTTCGGTGCTCAGGACGACTACGGTGGAGGTTCGCTGGACAGCTGGCGGCAGCAAGCTAGTCAGGCAGAGCCTCGTCGGGACCCGATGTCAGGCTTCATGGATAGTCTCCGTGGGGCCTACGGGAGGACTCCTGCACTGGACGAATACAGGAGCTACCTGAAGACGTCGCCTCAAGCGGCGGACTACAAACCGAATTGGCTGGAGCGTATAGCATCCGGCCTTGCTGGTGCCTCGGTTGGGTATCGCGACCCAGCCAAAGGTGTCGAGACTGCAATGGGCATGAACAGGTCGAAGTATGACAATGCCCTGAAAAACTACTATGCTCAGGCAGGGCCTCTCAAGGAAGCGGCCGGCATCGAGCGAGAGAGTCAGCAGGACCGCTATAAGGCTGTCATCGACGCTCAGAAGTCCAGACAAGACTACATGGACTATGTTCGCAATCTGAACAAAGATGACCAAGACTACCTGATTGCGACGGGCAAGCTAAAGGTCGACCAAGGCCAGCTCAAGCTGAACGAGGACAAGTTCGGCTACGACAAGACGAGTGGCGATCGAGACTACAAGCTCGACGTCTTCAAAGCCAACTCGCTCAATCAATACCGAGGCGGACAGCTTGGCCTCGGACGCTACAACGCGGAAACCAATCGCCGCGATACCGACTCGCTCATCGGGCGTCGGGCGGACCAGACCTTCTTCGACAACATGGGTCTGAACAAGACTGACACCGTGTCTGCTAGTGATGTCTACAGGGCCGAGAAGGATGCCCTCGGTTCGATGGCAAAGGACTATCCACCGCACACCATCGAATACGACGCCGACGCTGACCAGTGGCAGATCGGTCGCGGCGTAGACCCGAACACTCGCGCGACGATTCAGGCTGAAGTCGAGAAGCGAGTCAGCGCTCGAACTCAAGGGCGTCTCAGTGGTGGCGGAGGTGGACCGATGAACTTCGGAGGCACCTACAACCCGAATCCGCCAAGCCTCCCGAACTTCGGGCCGTCACAGAACAACCGTAGAGGCGGCACAGGTCGATACGGTGGAGGGAGGGAGTAGTCATGCCGCCTCCAGGTTCGAACTGGCGATGGGAAGACTACGAGACCGGCGAGACGGGAGTCATGCCGTGGGAGCAGGAACGCGACCCCACGGATTACGAAATCGACTCCTACCGTGCTCGTGAGAAATACCGAATCGAGAACGGTGGTATACGAGGCTGGGCTAAGAGCTTCATACCCGACGAAGTAGAGGACTGGTGGACCGAGCGGAACAAGCCCCACTCCACCTTCATGGGTGACCAAATCAAGGAAGGCTACAAGGCTTCCGGTGGTCGACCCATCTCTATCCCGTCGCCGTTGGGCAACTTCAGCATTCCCATCCCGCAAGGAATGGGCGAATTCGCTGGAAGTATGCTTGACGACCAAACGAGTGACGTCAACCTCGCCCTGAACGCAGCGACTCTCGGTGGCTATGCTGGTCTCTCGGGCCTCGGTGGTATGGCCAAGGGTGGTCTGCAAACACTCGGCAAGGTCGGTGGTCTTGGCCAGATGGCACAGGGTGGTATCGGCCTAGGCGCTGGTGGCGTCAACATGGCCGATGCCATGACTCGCGACGACTCGACGTGGGGAGACTACGGCAACGCAGCACTTCAGATGGGTCTCGGTGCGTTCGGCATGTGGGGTGGCAAGAGCGACTTGGATGCCTTCGGTGGTGGTCCAAAGCCTATGACCGACCCATTCGCTCCCAAGCCGGGAGTCATCACCAATCCAAGGCGTCTCCTCGGCCCCGGTCCTGAGGCTCCACCTGTTACACCTGGGGCGCGGTTCTATGGTGGTGCTGAAGGTGTTGAAGACCTATATGGTCCTCTGTCACCCGGTCGACAAGCCGAGATTACGCCACGTGCTGATGTTCTTTCACAGCAGGCTGCACAAGCCTCACCAAGGCCACCAGGAGCACAGTTCTCAGGTGGAATCCAAGACCTGACGGACCCGTATATTGGACCTAACGGGCCTGCTGGTGCTGGGCCTGCTGGTGGAATCGAGATTGCTGGACTGGGCGATGTCGCACCTCCGGCAGATTTGCCACTGCAGCCTCCGGTCAACCCTCGTGGGCCTTCTGCAGGGATGCCATTCGAGCAGGATCCTAGTATCTGGCAACAGATGCGTCAAGGACCGGGCGGCGAGCCCATCGACCTTGCTGCACATCAGATTCAAGATCCGGTGGTCCCCAACACGACGATGGACGGTCCTGGAACCTCTCGTCCAGCCAGCGACTTCTGGCGAACGGTGGTAGCTGAGGGTCAACTCCCGCCGACGATTAACCCCGTCTCTGCGCGGGGCATCGAGGGGCCGAATATCCCTGAGAGCGTGCCTGACGTCGGGCGACCGATAATCCCTGACGCTCTGTCACAGTTCGAGCCTGTCCATCCTGAGTGGTATAAGGCTCTCGAAAAAGATCCAGAGCTTCTGGACGACATCTTCCGCCAAGCCGATGAAGTTGGTATTGACGTAGCCGACTATAGTGACTTGGACGAACTCGTCTCGGCCATCGACGACGCAACGCCCGGCCCGAAGATGGCAGACCATGCTGCAACTGCGGCTCAGATGCAAGCAGAACAGATGGGCACGGCGCGTCCGATGGACATTCCGATTGAGTCACCTCAGAATGTTGGAGGGACTGGCCTACCTGGCCCTGCTAACATCGATGCTGGTCCTGCAGCTACACGTATGGCTCCAGCAGCGGCTTTGCCTGCTCCAGTAGCTCCGGTCAGGGATGCAGCATCTCGTGTAGCTGTCATGCCTGAACCGGCTCCAGCAGCTCCACTTGTCCGTCCAGCAAAGCCCAAGGGTCCAACGCCTGACCGGACACTGCGGATTGGCCGAGGAGCGCACGATACCGTCAGGGCCATCTTCCCTGACAAGCTTCACGCTGACCTCTTCTCCGCCTTCGGACGGGCGCGCAAAATCATGCGTGGTGAGCGTAGTGCAATTCCACCGGATTACGAGGGTCTTGCCAAGCAGATGGGCGTGTCCGTCAAGGACGTGCAGCGCATCGCCAGCGAGTATCGTCTGAAGGTGCTGCAGCAGGCGAAGGCACTTCCCGAATACGCCCCGGAGGGGTTCGATACTATCGACATGGAGGCCCCACACTGGGGTGGCAAGCCTGCTGAGATGGTCCCGACTCCACCCCCGGCTCCACCTCCAGTCGCTGCTGCACCACCGGCTTCTGCTGTGGCTCCGATTCCGCCTCCCAAAGCAAAGCCAGTCATCAGGAGTGCTACTGATATCAAGGGCAACAATCGAGTTTGGATTAACGACGTCGAGTTCACCGACAGGTTCGGCCCCGGTGGACCAACAATGTCAGAGATACATACGCTCCGACGTCAGGCAGCTGATCCTGAGTCGTTCAGGAGATTGGCCGAATTGAAGGGTGAGGAATTCGTCGACCTCGCACCACCTCAACCAAAGTCTGAACCAGCAGCGGCTGTTGCAGCACCAGCCCTTCCTGCGCCAGCACTGCCCAAGAGCAAGAACGCTCGTGTCAAGCGGGTCATGGACGAGCTGACGACTCTCGGGACCGCTACGATGCAGGACATCTCCAATGACCCAGCCCGCCTTCGCTCGGCTGCAAAGGCTGCTGGTATCAAGCCGGACACGCTCAAGTCTGCTCTCCAGGAGTGGTTCAAGAAGGCAGGTGGCTCTGAGACTGGCGCCCTGAACGTCAGGCTCCCATCGAAGAAGGACCTAGTTGAAGGCTTCGAGAAGTCGTTTGACGCAGCCAACTCAGTTCGCATGGCGTCGATGCTCTCTGGCCTCGCTTTTCCGAAGTCTCTTGCAGGCAACATAGGAGCGCATTTCGCCGCTGCACTGGAGGGTCGGACACTGAAGCCCCTCAAGGTGCTTGCCAACATGAAGGCCATCAAACGAGACCTCAAGGTCGGATGGCAGTCACACGCAAATCCAGCTCTGGTTCAGGGATTCAACAAGTTCAATCTTCCTGGCCGTGCGATGGGTGCGTTTGACTATGCTGGAATCGAGTCTCTCATGCGGGCTGGTCTCAGTGAGAAAGAGGCCAAGGAACTCATGCTGACTGGTGCCAACGCAGTGTCCGCATGGTGGCCGTTGCAGGGTCGAGCTGGGAAGTTCCTGGTGCCATTCCGCACGACGCCCTTCAATCAGCTCGCACAGGGTCTCACGAGGTGGAAGAAGCACCCTGAAGTGTATGCTGCTGCAGCACTACTTGGAGCACTGGCTGGAACGAAGGTCGAAGATAGGGAAACTCTCGCTATGGTATCGGCCTTTGCCGGTCCATACGCACTTCCGTTCTTGGTCGGTGCATATGTAGGGAGTGGACGTAAGAATGCTGAGATACTCGGTGGTATCTCACCCATCCCAGACTGGGGCATCACGAAGACGATTCAGAACACCCTCTCGAACCCGTTCAAGCTCATCACGGATTCTCCAGGAAAGCGGTGGTTCCGACCTGGTGTAGGATTCGGTGCGGAGGCCAAGGAAGAGAAGCGAGTAGAATCTCTTGAGCGTCGTCGAGCAAAGCGGAGGGCTGCGAGGGAAGCGGCGGAAGCTCAGTAACGCCGCCCCCCTCGACCTACTAAATCTGGACCGATTGCGTTCGAGCGACAGCTGCGTTCGCCCAGAACATCGCCTCCTCGAGTTTCGTGAGGACCAGTGCTTTCTCACGGCACTCGGGGAGGAACTCCTGAGCCTTCAGAGCGATGTCAAGAAACTCCGCTCGAATCATCTCGTGAGCTGCCACGATACGCTCGGTGGACGGAGGGTGGTGCATGAACCGCTCTCTGATGTCATCGTTGGTGACCATACTGCTACCCCTTGAAAAAGGCTTCCACAACTTTCGGACTGAGAATGTAGTAAGTGTCCCCGCCACCCTCTGTGACCTTGATGGCTTTCTGTTGTTGTAACGACTCTGAGATTCGGTCTAGGTCGTAACTGTCAAGGTGTCCCCAGTACTTGGACAGTATCTCCGACTTCGACGCAGAATAGGAGGGAGGTCGTGTCAACAACTCCTTGAGAATCATCGCTGTCTGAGGGCCGAGTGGATTCTTACCCGCTCCCATCACTACACGTCTGAGACCCGGAACCGTCTTCCGAGCTTGGTCCAACGCTTCTTCGATGTCCTCCTTTTCCAAGACTAGATCGAGCTTCCGGCTCAACGAAATCAGCATCGCTATCTTGAGGACGGTATCATGGATTCGCTCCAGAGTCCCTGTATCGTCATCAGACGCGCGCGAGTTGAAATCGTTATACCACGCATCGTAAAGGTCTCGGCCCTCGTCTGACCAAGTGAACTCACCCTCCACCTCCTTGACTTTCTGGATGTGGTCTGTGAGAAGTGTTATGTCCAGTGAGCCTATTGGCCGCCTCGTGAGTGAATTGACTCCGTTCTTCTTGTCAGCGTAGACGATTACCGTGCGCGCTACGAAACCACCGCCAAGTGCATTGTCTGGCACTGCCTCCTTGAAGTGGACCTCGTTACTCGCGCCGAACATCGTCAAGCACACGTTCTTCAGCTTTTCGTTACCACTGACCTTGGTCATGTTCGACCAGCCATCGGGGTGGTAGTGCCCGTCATACAAGTCTGTCAGGATGGTTAGAGCCTGCTGGTCTTGTATGATGAACGATGCGAACTCGGAACTGCTGAAATATCCTACTGAATCCAACAGCGGCGCGCCCCCAGGAATCGAGTGAGCCGTCGCCAGCTCGCTGATGATTTTCTGAATGGACGCACGACCCGAGATTACCCTCGTTATCTTCGCACTGTTGACAAGCTCCTTTGCGAGCGCCACCGGAATCCCTTTACGTATCCCCGACTTTCCGATGAGGAGGATGTAGAGATTCGGATAGAGCTTGTAGTAGAACTTGTCAAGGAACACTTTATTCCGGACGACTCCAGAGAGCGCCGCCAAACCTGCCCAGTAGAAGTATTGTTTGGGTGACTCAGACTCCTTAGAGTAGTCCAGGACTTTTTCAAGCCACGGACTTAACACGGTATCCTCCGGTGTCTAGTTCCTTTAGCTGTCCATAGTTTTGGCCTACCTTTACCTCGCATGGAATCACGAGCTTGTCACGCGAGAGGGTGCAGAAAGTGAAATCGATAGCCCGCTCAAAGGCCGGAATGGCTACCTTCAGATAGTCGTGACGTCGGACTTTGGGGACGATAGCTACCAAAGCATCGTGTGCCTCCAAACAGATCCACTTCTTCGCCTCTGGTAACGTATCGACAATCTCCAATCCCGCCTTCTTGGTCTGGTCAGCGACGGTGGACTGTGGTATCTGGGCGAATCCTTCCCTGAGAAGTTCGTCATTCCATCTGGACAGAAACTGTCGACGCCGCCCGAATGGATTGACGAGGGTCATCATGTTGTTGAGGAGCGCCTGCTCGACTTCGACGTGGAAGACGTCCCGGATGCTCGGGTTGTGCTGGTGGAACGCGTCGAGTATTTCACCGGCACGCCACTCTGAAATCTCAATGTCAATGCCATACCGCTTCGCATCCGTGTTGACAAGGAACATGAGCCTCCGCTTGCGCATGCCATAGTTGCCAGCGTGGCGCGTAGTTTTGCCGATAAACCGTAGCTCCTTGCTAATTTTGTCAGGCGGGATGCCGAATATCCACGATGCCGTAAGCTTGTGAATATCCACTCGGCCAAACATGTTAAGAGTCTCGACGTCTCGTCCAAGGAGAGCAACAACTCTCGCTTCGGCTTGAGACTGGTCGATTTCGATGAACTCTTCGTCTTCGTTTGCTTCAAAGATTTCACGGACTTCGGCTCCGTCTCCATACTTCGTTAACGTCTGGAAGGCTAGCCCGATAGACTTCTTCTTGGTCTTCTTGCCTATCTTGACACTGATGGTGGGTCTAACGGGAGACTTCAGGAGGGAGTTGCTGGTGCGGCCTGTCTCTGCACCTGCAATGCGGACCGACGTTCTCATGCGTCCGTCGAAGTCTGGCACAGCCAGGAAGTAGGTCCCAAGGGCCTTCTTGAGTCGACGGGTATACAGGATTTGTTCGCAGGATGAACGTTTCCTAACGTCCTTCTTGGCGTGATTCGCTGCAAGGGCGATAATCGTTTCCTCATCCGTGGCATACTTAAAGTATCTGTTGCCATTCTTACCGATCATCCATTCCCCTCGTTCAGGGAATCGTAGCTCCTTATAGAGGAAGATAGCGACTTGCTTTGGACTGTTGACGTTGAGCTTGAATCCGGCAAGCTCCTCCATCCGCTTCTCTGCAGCATCGACCTTTCCCTGGTATTCCTTGACGAGAGTCGCTCGCTTCTCTTTATTGATTGGAAGACCGACTCTCTCCATGTCCTTGTAGAAATGATGTAGACGATTAACAAAACCAAAGTAGAAGTTGTTGAACCAGTCCGGAAATCCGGGGACTTCGACAGTGCGCGCTTCCGCAAGACAGGCTTTCGCTGCCTCCAAAGTAACCGCAGCATCTCGCGCATTGTAGATAAGAAGGTCATCAATCTTCTGCTTGGCGAAGTTAAAGTCCTTACCCTCGTCCTTGTAGTATGGTTCTTCGGTGTAGATGGACGTGCTGAACCCCAGTGCTTTCGGAAGCTCAGGATACAGGGTATGCATCATGAGCATCAGGTCAGCGCGCACGTTACCGATAACGAATCCGCAAGGCCGTTCTAGCTTGTCGTGGTCGAACTTGAAGTTCTGGCCTATGATCTTCAAGTCCTTCCGTGCCAGAGCACCCAGCAGGATGCGCCACATCTGTGCTAGTTCATGCTGGACGATACCTGTCTTATTCTGCAGAGAGAACACGTCCAGCAGCGGAACAGAGATGCCATGGTTCGGGTGGAACGATAGACCAATACAGACAGGTATCGCCCTGATTACCTCGATGTCGACCGAGAGGGTAGAGTGTCCTCGGTAGAACTCGAAGAATCTAGCCAGAGCGACGGCTGACCGGATGATCTCCAGTCGTCGCCTCGGGGGCCGGTAATCAGGATACCTACTGTGCGATACGGCCCGCTTGAAATCGTGCTGGATGTAGACGCGGGCAGAAAAGTTCATAGCTCCGCCCGACCCTTCGCCTTCTCCGTGCAGGAGAGCCGCGGGATGGATGGTGCCGATGACCTTGGTCTTAGCGTCCTTACCGAGGATTACAGAACCACGCCACTTCTGTATTCCGTCCTTGCCTGCAACCGCCTTCAGCGCTGTGTTGCCTAATGCGAGAATGCAGTTAGGCTTGATAGCCTCTATCTCGACCCATAGCTCCTTGATGCATTGGTCAAGGTCGAGGCCCATCATGCCTATCTTCTTGATGTCGTTCATCGGAGGCTGGTATTTCACGACGTTCGTGATGTAGACTTCCGAACGATGAATACCAGCCTCCGCGAGGAACTCGTCCAATAGGTCGCCGGATGGTCCTACGAAGGGCCGACCTATTCTGTCTTCGTGCGCTCCCGGAGCCTCACCGACAAGCACGAGTCCATTTTCACCACGCCCCTCGCCTGGGACGTAGTTACTCATTTGACTACTGACGGTCCATGAGGCGGAGTCGCCTCTCCAGCTCGGATTTGACCTGCGCCAAGTCCCTGAGTTCGACTCGCAAACGCTCGGTCAAGGTCATGTAGTGCGCTGCCTTCTCGGTGGCGAACTCCAAGACCGCGGTCTTCACCTCTATCTTCAGGGAGGCCTGGCGTAGTTCCGATTCCAACGACTCCACTCTGTGCTCCGCCGACTGTTCGATACGCATCGTAAACGTCCTGTTCCGCTTTCCTTGTGACTTTGTGGATGATGTCGAGGGCCGCGATGAGAGCTTCCTCATCAGAACCATCGACGACGATGGTGTCGGTCCCGTGAATGAACAGCGAATCCTGCAGGGTGCCCCAGATGACAATCTGAAGTCCCAGCTCCATCGCCATGCCGAGCTCAACCCATTTCCCTGTCGAGTGCTTGGACAGTTGGTAGGTGTTGATGAGCAGGAACACGTCGGCGCGCGCGATATCCTGCCTGTCGAGGTCGATGAAGTGCTGATGCCCCTTCTCTTTCAGCAAGTCATCTTCTTCGCCCTGACGAATCCAAGTGCTCGTGCACTCGAAGGGAACCTTCTGTTGAATCTTGTCCACCAGACGGTCGATGTCTTGGCGGAACTGGTATGACCCGGCAACGTATACCTTCATTTTGGGCTGTCCTCCCTGTTGTGGCCCGCCTTGACGGTCCCACTGTCGTTGAAGTTCATCTTTCAGCGTCACGACACCTTCTCCTTCGCTTCCTTGATCTTGGCGAGCCGTCCTACGATTCCGTCGTAGAATTGTTTGTCTCGCTCGATAGCCACATAACGTCTTTCGGATAGCGCACAGGCAGCAGCAGTGACACCACTACCTCCGAATGGGTCGACGACAATGCTTCCTTTGAAGCAGCAATCTTCGAGAAGGTCGGTGATGAGTCCGATGGGCTTCTCGTTGGGGTGGATGAGGTGCGCGGGGGGCACCTGCGGGAAAGGTTTGAAAGCCGAGATGTTACCAGTCCGAGCAAGAACTGGAGAACCCTTCGCCGCAACCAGAACGAACTCGAAGTCACGGTCATACTCCCAGGTTTTGACGCCGCGTCGAGAGAGGCTGTTCTGCTTCTGCCAGAAGACAGGTGTCTTGGCAATCTTGAATCCGAGCTTCTCCAGCGCGCCGAGCCGGTGGACTTTCTGGCCGGAATCGTTGAGGTAGTCGTAACCACCATAGTAGACGAAGTCGTCCACCGAAACGATTACAAACAGGAAAGCGTCGCTCTTGAGAACCCGCCACAGCTGCTCGAAGACTGGAAGGGTTCGCTTGTCCACCGTCAAGCTGGGGTCGAAGAAGTTCAACCACGGTGGGTCGGTGATGCAGACATCGAATGTCTCATCGGGGAAGTGGCTCAGGACCTCCGCGCTGTCCCCGAGGTAAACCTCGTTGAAGCCAACTTCGATGTCCGTCATCGCTGCCATCGTCTCGTTCTGCATCCGACGCGCCGCGGAACGGACGAGCTTGATAGCTGTCTTGCGGTCCTTGATGTTCTTGAGGGATGGGTCGTATTGCACCGCCCGAGCAAGGCTCAAGTCCTCGCTGACCCCGCCGATGGAGAGGCTCAGCTCCGAAGCCGTTTCTCGAACGCCCCACACCTTCTCATCCTTCTTCGGACGTCCGACGCCTTCCTTCTTGCCATGCTGCTGCTGACGAAGCTCGTGCAACTGCTGAACTAGCACGACAGCTTCATACCAGGGAAGATTATGTCTGTGGAGGTTTTCGTGAACCCTCATAATCTTGGCGTCGACGTCGTTCGGTTCCTTGACCTCAGCGTCCATCTCGGTCCAGCCGAGTAGCTTGGCTGCTTCGTATCTCTTGGCCCCGGTGACCACCTCGTAGCCATCCAAGATATTGTTCAGCGGACGAACAATAATGGCGTGGAGCTGGCCCTGCTCACGGAGCGATTCGAGGAACTCGTCACGTTCCTTGTCGCTTTCCCACGACACTGAGATGTTGTTCGTAATACGCTCTACAGGTATCTGCATGTTCTCTCCAAAGTGATGGGGCCAGGATTCGTTATGTCTCCCGGCCCCAACCCTCGACTAACTACGGAACAGACGCCGACGTGCTGCACCAGCCAACCCGACGAGGCCCATCCCGAGCATCGTCAAAGTCGCCGGTTCGGGAACGGGAACGTCCGGAGTATCCGCCGACGCAGTGCCGGTGAAGCTCGCGGAGAACGTCCCCAAACTGCCGCCTACCACACTCAGTGGCGGTGCGACGTTGGACAGTGACAAGCTGAAGGCCAGCGGGTCACCGAGGATTACCGGCAGGTCCGTTGCGAACGTCAAAGGACCAAACGGTGAGGTGTTGGCAGTGAACAGTGCGCTTGTTCCACCATCCCCTCCGAGCGTCAGTGCGCCACCGAAGACACCAGACAAGTAGCTGATACTCCCGTCGAAGTTCGTGAGGTTGAATGTCCCTTCAAACTCCTGTGAGATAAGCAGCCCCACGTTGGCCGCACCGACGCTCTCGGCCTCGAAAAAGAACAACGCATTCGGGTCCGTCGCGCCCGAGATGATGTTCGTGATCGAAACGCCGGTGAAGACGTCGAGCGAAGTCGTCCCATCCCCGTTGTTCGTCGAGGTGAACGTGTTGAGAGAGCCAAGCTGCCCGAAGCCGACAATCTGGTCAGCGCGGGCCACGGTGCTGAGGAGCAGAGCTGCCACAAGGGCAACTCCAATGCGCGCGAGTCTCATGTCTATCTCTCCTATGCTCGGATTAATCTACACCCACACTTTATCTTGTTTCATCACCTCCAATGGAAAAAGGGGATAGCCCCGGTCAAGGCTACCCCCCGTCCCCTCGTGCCCTCGCCCTACTGCTTGGCGGGGATGTCGTTCAGCTCGTCGAGGCTGTCGAGGTCGTCTTCCTGGGTCTCCTCGCTGGCCTCCTCGCTGGCGTCCTCGTCGTCGTCGGTGAGGTCCGCGTTCGCCTCAGCCAAGTCCTGCTCGTCCACTTCCGCCTCATCGTTGTCCACGCCGCTCATCAGATACTTCATCACACGCTCCTGAAAGGTTAGAGAGATGCCCCGATTTCTCCCACGGCTCGGGACCACACCGCGCCGACTCTCCCAAGGGGAACCCAAGAGAGTCTGAGAGGTCTAGAACTCGGCGTCCGGCACGTTGGACGCCTGTGCAGCCGCAGCGGCGAGGTCAGTGACCGGCGCCCAGTCGCGGATGTTGTTCGTCTTGCGGCCGTTGTATTCGCCCGGCTCCCAGAGGGCGAGAACCATCTTGCCCTTGAGGTTCGGACCGAACACGAAGTCAGCGCCGGAGTTCTCGTCCAGCTTGGCGCCGGTGATCGCTTCCACGAACGTCTGGGCCATCGCCGGATACTTCTCCGGGAACCAGGTGGTGGCGCGCGCACCTTCCGACGCACCCTCCATGCCCTCCACGTCGAGGACGACGTTGTTCGAGGAGGGGTCCTTCTTGGACTTCTCGATGGACACGTCGACGACCTTGCTCTGATACCAGCCACCCTGCACAATCTTGTTGCGCTTCACGTCGGCTGGCGTGATTGTCATGCGAAGAGATTCAGCCACTGTTCTTCTCCTACGAGTTAGAGGTTTCGTCTTGTTGACCCGTTACCGCAGCCTTATGCTGGTTGTGCGACCTCCGTGTCTGCTGAGGCTGCTTTCTCAGCGAGCTTGATGCCGTGTGCCTCGATAGCCTGTTTGACCAGAGGATACAGACGGCGGTTGGTAATGTCAAAGACTCCGGGGACAGGGAGCGCGGTCTTGGTCATGGCTCGTCCACCAGTCCAGACCAGTCGCTTCGAGTCAAGCTGCTCACCGTCACGCTCGAACGCCCAGATTTCGTCAAAGTATGACGGTGCGATGCTGGCGATCTTGTTCCCGTATGACGCCATGCTCGTGTATCGCTTGGTCTTGCCACCTTCATCCATCATCTTCTGGATGGGGTGCGCGGTCACAATCATGTTGCAGGGCAGAATCTTCGCCACGTCGAGAATCTGAGACAGGCTCGTCGTCTCGCCGTTGTATTCGTCGAAGCCGGGAATGGGGAGGCCGCTCAAAGTCTTCTTGCCCTTGAAGTCGTCGAAGCCACCACGCACCCGAAGTTGGTAGGTGATGGCGGTGTTCGACATGTTCGTGAAGCTGTCGAGCACCACGGTGGCCCAGGGGCACTTGTCCTGCAGGTTCTCGAACTCCTGACAGAACTCAAGGAAGTCGATGATGCCCTTCGCAGGGATAGCCTTCGGCCCGACGGTGACGTAGCTAATGTCATCGTTGGGATAGAAGAGCTTGATTGGCTTCATCCGACCATCGAAGTCGAAGAACTTGATGGGCTTCGGGAAGCTCGCTGCAGCAACGGACTTGCCGTCGCCGGTCGAACCCATGAACAACGCCATGATGCGCTGCCCTAGGTCGATGTCCTTCGTGTTCGGCACTACTCATACCTCCTCAGCCAACGCTGATACTTCCACTCCGAGATGGCCCACCGAATGTGCTCAATGAGCCACGAGACGACGGGGATTCGGAACATCTCAGTCCTCGTCCTTTTTCTTCTTGCTGTTGGGGACGAATCTCTGGTCGCCGCCGAGCAAATCGTCCCATGACATTTCCGCGATCTTTTTCACGTCAATCACAGGCTTGCCCGCGACGTCCCTCTTGTTGTAGACCTTGACGCAGGTCAGGCAGTGTGGCCGCTTGATCTCCCTGCCAGTCCTCGTGAGCGCAACGTAGCACACTTCACCGCATCGCCAGCAAATGGACTGTTTGCCCTGAGCCAGCATGGCTTCGATGTAGTGGCTGCAATCTTCGAGCGCACACATATACACCTTGTAGCCACTCGGCTGCATCACCTTCAGGATGTATTTGTGAACGTGATTTTGTGGTCTTTTCTTCGCCATCGTTCGCCTCCGTTACCGTTACTCGTCCCTAGTGTGCGGAGACCAGGGCTTGCCTTCCTTGAACAGCATCGACAGCTTGTGCTCCCGGACCTCGGGAATCGAACCACACACAGGCTGGAAGATGCAGCCGCCATACTTGTCGCAGCTCGTGTAGTTCATCGGGAAGTATCCCTGATCCATCCACGAGATGAGCAGATGTGCGTAGTAGATGGCGTCCTTCTTCCACTGTTCAAGGTGCGCCTTCTGATACGGCATCCGATACCGATTGAACCGTTCCTTGGGTGCCAGAGTTTTCTGGAACCCAATCTTGTTGACGACGACGTGCGGGACATTCATTGCCCACGAGTAACCCATGAACTGGGTCGAAAGCAGGAAGGGCTGCTTCCTCATCCTGCTCGTCTTGTGATCGATGATGGCAGTGCCACCCGGCGTCTGGGCCACCATGTCGATGATGCCTTCGTAGATGATACGAATCTGCTTCTCTTCGGATTCATAGAGCACCTTGGAAAACACCTGTTCGACCTCAATCGGCACCCAACCATCCTGCTGATAGTAGAGTGAGTAGGCACGATATTGCGTGATGTTCTCTGCAACATCGCCCTGAGAGAGGTCCATGTCCGACGCCGCCTTGAGTCCGACCTGCACCGCCTCGTTGACGATGGCCCCGTATTCTGCCTTCCGTCCCGCACGAATCTGCGTGTAGTGATGCTTCAGCATCCGGTGCATGAGGTCGCCCTTCTCTAGGGCTTCCGCCTTGTGCTCCGGTTGCTTGTGCCGAACGAAACGTAGATAGGCCTTGTATCCACAGGCCATCACATCGTTGAGCACTTGGCTATCGAGGGCTATCGTTCGCATCTTTCTTTCTAATCTCCTCCGCTATCTCTGATACGAGGTTTGCCAAGCCGTGCGCCGCTTCGTCAGCCGGGTCTTCGTGGCCAATCCACCCGGCACGGTGCATGAAGTAGTGATCGAGTGCGAGAATCTCCTCGCTGCTGAAGACTAAGCCGTGTTCCATCACTTCACGAATAGACCGGACAACGCCACCTTGGGGTTGAACCCGGACGCACTCGCCTCCCTGAACAGTTCCCCGTTGACAATTATCTGAGCCTGCAACACGCCGAAGCCAGATGCCTGAGCATTGAGGACGATGAACAGGCTGTCCTTGAACGTCTTCGTCTGCGAGAACCACGGCAGAGTCGAGAGCAACCGAGCCGTGCCTTCCTGAGTGGAGCCGAACTGAATCTCCGCACCGTTCGTGCCGGGGTCGAACAGGACATCACCCAACACACGGAACTCGATGGTGTTGGCAACCTGTGCCGGTGGAATGGGTGTCGGTGCAGGTGACGGTGCCTCGCACTCCAGCATCTGAAGTCTCTTGTCCTCGGCATTCTTTGGCTCCGACCCACAGTCGAAACTGTCGGCGCATGCACATGCCGCTAGAGGCACGAGGCTCACGAGAAAAGCTCTACGTTCCATGTTATCTCCTACCAGTTGTCCAAGTCGTCGAGAGAGCCAGCATCCACCTTGGGCTTGCCCTCATTCTCGGCTACGCAGGCGGTGCAGATATCGACGCCTCTGTCTACACTCTTACCACAAACCATGCAGGAGGGACCGCCACGCTTGCGTGAGGCACCTCGACCAGATGGTTTCCAGTTCGCCATAATGTTCGCGTTGTGAACTTTTATAGCCCATGCCGCATCCGTCTGTTCACGAATCTTCGACTCGTCCCATCCGAGAACGGAGGCTGCCTTACGTGCCCACCATTCCTTTGAGAGCTTGTTGACGAACTCCCACCGACCAGCACAGACGTTGGCGTGGATAGTCGAGCCACGCAGTGAGGGCGTGAAGAACAGCTTGATGCCGTCCGCACACCCTTCACTGCATTTGTTACTGTATCGGACTCCAATCTCACAGTCGAAGTCGGCGCAGGTCAGCTCGATGAAGTGCACCGTCCCCGCCCCAGGAGTCTCCATCGGTCGATGAATCACAGTCCCCGCTCCTGACCCCACCGGAGGTTCGAGGTAATGTCGTGAATGTGCCAACGAACGTCGTTCCACCAGATTGCAGGCTCACTGTCTGCCTTGAGCAATGCTGCCCGGTGGTATTCGTTGTTCACGATGATACGAGCGCGCGCCAGGCCATGCCTGTTGATCAGGTGCGCGATTGTGTCCCGCATCTTCTGCTCACGCTCCGTGTAGACGAACTGGAAAGGTCCGAGCCTCGTTGGCATTATCGAACCTTTGCCTTACGCCGCTTGCGAATCGTCCCCGTAAGATTCATACGGGCCAGCCGCTCAGTGATGGGCAGTCCAGTCGCCGAGTCGAGGTTGAAGTAGGCAGAGACAATCTCAGCGATGACCCACGAGACAGACTTCTGTTCGAGGCGCGCGATTGTCTGCAAGCCGTGTTCTACGACTGGGAGCAATCCCGACGGCTTCTGTAGCCGACAGGTGCCCTTAATTCTTGGTTGACTTCTTCGTGCCGCCACCGTGCGCCTCCTTGAACTTGTGGAAGGGTTCGACGACCAGAGCAAACCTCTTACCCTCGCCTTCCTTCACTCGCCAGATTCCTTTGTCCGTCTGGACATACCACGCGCCAGCATTCTGAAAGAACGTCATCGGCACCGTTACCTCCTAAAAGAAGTGGGGAGTGTCAGCGACTCCCCGTCAAGGGTGTTCTATCCACGGAGTGATGACAGTTCAACGGCCTAAGCCTCCCCATCAACCCCCCGCACCCTCTATCCCGAAGCGTCCTCCGGGCTGGTCTGGTCAGGATGGTCATCCCACTCGACTGGATTGTGATACTCCTGAAGCTCTGCGAGGTGAATCTCGACCCGCACCGCGAGGTCTTCCGTGGGGCCGACCATCAAGTCGGTTTTCTTCCCACAGACTGGACAAAGGATGTCATAGAACTTCATGTTCATGCCATTCTTCTCCATGATGCCGGTCAGTTCCTCGTTGAGCGTGACCCCCTTTATCATTTCTTCTCCTTGAATATGGGCAGGATGAAACCCACACCCAACGCGAACGCCGCCGCCGTGATGGTGGCAAGACTGTTAACGGAGTCCACACACGTGAACCCCGCTATCAGACCACCGGCACCCAGGCTCATGAGCACCTTGCTCATTTGTAGTTCCAACGCTTGTTGCCAGCCTTCCAGATGGCATCGGCGAGAGCGCGCATCAGAGAAGACTCGTCCCAATCCAGCTCCTTGTTATCCAAGGTGCTCTTGTTCGCAGCTCGCTTGCCCTCGACCATCTCCCCGAGGAACTCGTCAATCGTGCCGAGCGCCGTGAGGTAGGTGGCGTTGATCTTATCAGCCTTCTGACCGGGCCGAGGGAACCTGGCTTCAGCCTGTTCCTCTTTGGCCGGGTTCCACTGACGCTCCAACATAAGGCAGTCAGAGCAGCACTGAAGGTTGATGCCCTCACCAGCCGCAAGCGTGGAGGCTATCATGATGCGATGCTCGGGCTTGTGGAAGTCGTCGATGACCATCTGGCGCTGGGTGGAGTCGAGGCCAGAGTGGAAGCTCAGGACCGGGCCGCGCCCCATCTCCCGCATCGTCTTGTTGAGACGATTGGTCAGGAGGGTGGCAACGTCCTTGTGGTGAAGGAAAACGACCAGCTTCCGGTCGCACTCCAGCAGGAACTCCTCGACGTAGTCGATTGCGGCAGGAACCTTGGCGACTCCTGTAATCTTCCGCATCTTCGCGAAGAACGCGAGGAGGTTGGTGTAGCCCGCAGGCGACATCTTGTCCTCGTTCTCGTCCATCCACTTCGAGAACTCGTCGACTGTCTCCTGATACTTCCGAATCAGAACCTCGTCGTCCATCTGAATTGGACGGAACGTCCGCATGATCTTCGGCAGGTCCGGGAGAACCTCGGCGCGAGTCTTGCGAATGATGAAGTTCTTTGTCTTTTCGTGGAAGCGCTCCGGGTTCGCGAGTCGCCGCCCGTAGGTTTCGTGATTGATGAAGCCGGCGTAGCTCGAAAAGACATCTGGTCGAATGAAGTTCAGGACCGGGAAGTATTCGTGCGCCGCGTTCATGATTGCGGTGCCGCTCATGGGGAGCCGATACTTGACGTGGGCGAGATGCTTCTTGAGAGCCTGCGAACGCTGGGAATCAGGGTTCTTGATGCTCTGGCACTCGTCGACAACGACCGTCTTGTAGTTGGCCCAGATTTCCTCAGGCCAGCACTCCGGGTTGGGCGTTCCTGCGACACCGTTCTTGGTGATCGTCTTAGCCGTTACCCGAGCGAGCATGTCGATGCTCATGATGGTGATGGGGAAGATGTCGAGAT